TTATGGTGTAAATGATAAATTTAAAGATAATTGGTATCAAAGAAGAATTACTAAACCAATATTACTATATGGTACAATGTATAATGAAGCAGATATTGGATTAGCACCACTTAAAGGTGAAGGTCATCAATTTAATATGATGAAATCTCAATTAAAAGTTATTGAAGCTGGTGCACACCATATGCCATTAATTGCATCTAATTATGGACCATATACTATTGATGATATCGAAGGTAAAAATGATAAAAAACAAAAAGGTTGGTTAATAAATGAACCATCCAAAGGTCAATGGTATGAAAAAATGAAATGGTATGTTGATAATCCAAATGCAATTAAAGAACATGGTGAAAATTTATATGATTATGTAAAAAATAACTATTCTTTGGAAGTTTTAACTAAAAAGAGAGCAGAAATATATAAAGAAATTTTAAAATAAAATAAAGAATTATGAATGAAATAGATAAAAAATATAAAGAATTAGTAGAATATGTTTTAGAAAATGGTGAAATAAAAGAAGATAGAACTGGTACTGGTACTAAATCTATTTTTGGTTATCAAATGAAATTTAATATGGAAAATGGATTTCCATTACAAACCACTAGAAAAATACATCTAAAATCATTAATTCATGAATTATTATGGTTTTTAGAATCTTATGATAAAGAATATGATAAATTTGGAAATACTAATATCAAATACTTATTAGATAATGGTGTTACTTTTTGGACTGAATGGCCATATGAATATTATAAACAAAAAACTTTAGAAAAATATCTGGAAAATGATGTTAAAAAAGATGGTAAAACAGTTAAAAAATTAAAAATATTATCACAAAAAGATTTTGAAAATAAAATTAAAACAGATGATGAATTTGCATTAATGTGGGGTGATCTCGGTCCTGTCTACGGCAAACAATGGAAAAATTGGGGTAGCTATACTGAAAAAGTTGAAATAAAAAATGAATTTAATCATACCAAATCTAAATCTAAAATTGTTGATCATGTTGGATGGCAAGATGTTAAAATAGATGGTATAAATCAAATAAAAAATGCTATAGAGGATTTAAAAGATAATCCTGATTCAAGACGGATTTTAGTTAATTCATGGAATGTTTCAGATATAGATGATATGTTGCTTCCACCATGCCATTTGATGTATCAATTCTATTCATTTAAAAGACCAAATGAGGAAAAGAGAAGATTAAGTCTACAACTATATCAGCGTTCAGCGGATATAGGATTAGGAATTCCATATAATATAGCTAGTTATTCAATCTTACTTTATATGGTTGCACAAGTCACTGATATGATACCACATGAATTTGTACATACTATTGGAGATGCACACATTTATTCCAATCATACTAAACAATTAAATGAAGTAATATCAAGAGATAGTAAATCTAATCCATCTTTAGAAATAAATCCAAATATTAAAGATATAAGAGATTTTAGATGGGATGATATTAAAATAAAGAATTATGATCCACATCCAAATATTAAAATGGAAGTTGCAGTTTAAAAAATAAAATAATATATTGATTGGAATTTATGAAATAATGAACATAATATCGAATAAATCTTACATTGGGTCATCTAAAGATATTGAAACTAGATGGAAAAGACATATAAGAGATTTAAATAATAATAAACACCATAATATTTATCTTCAAAGAAGTTTTAATATTTATGGTATCGATAATTTTCAATTTAATGTAATTGAATTATGTGATATAAATTTTCTTTTCATAAATGAAAATAAATATTTAAAAAATAATAAGAATTTATATAATATTGGAAATGTTTCAGGTGGAGATAATTTAACTTCTAATCCAAGAAAAGAAGAGATAATTATGAAAATAAAGAATACATTAATTAATCATTATAATAATTTGTCTATTGATGATAGAAAAATAATATATGGTAATTGTGGAATTAAAAATGGAATGTTTGGAAAAACACATACACAAGAAATAAGAGATATATTGAGTCAAAATGCAAAGCTAAAAGTTGGTGATAAAAATCCATTTTATGGAAAAAATCATACACAAGAAACAAAGAATAAAATGTCAATTAATAAAAAAGGTAAATATTTTGGAAAACAAAATAAAAAAATTATAATAGATAATATAGAATACTTTTCATTGTCTGATGCAAGTAATAAATTAAACTTACATAAGACTACAATTGCATATAGGGTAAAAAGTAAAAATTTTAATAATTATAGTTATAGTTTAAAAAATAAAATAAATAATGGATAAAAAATTTGAAAATTTAGAAAAATTGGCAATGATATTTGAAAAAAAATCAAATAGTTTTGTTGGATTATATGAAAATCATAATAATAAAATTAAATTAAATGAAGAAGATTCAAATGTTCCTATAAATGAGATAAAAAAACTATCAGAATTGATTTCTGAATCAGATGTATTTGAAGATATGATAATTGAGTTTTCGGAAGAAAGTGTGAATGAAATTGATGTCGATTTTCCAAGCGAAACAATCAACAGTAATACATTTATATCTGATATAAAAAATAAGATAACTTTATTTTTAGATAATTTATTTGAAGATTGTGAAAAAGTAAAAATATATTCTATAATAAAAAAAATTCAAATAAATCAAGACAATGTTCATATTACATTTGATTTATCTCCAACAAAATTTGATTTTGATAATATTGATAATGATCATCAAATTAAAGCTATTGATGATTATTTATTACTTAAAAAATCATTTGGATTAACATATCAAGAAATAAAAAATTTATCTAAAAAACAAAAAAGATATTTAATCTATAAAATAAAAAATAATTTACATTTATGAAAAAAATATCTGTTATAATGGCATCATTTCTTGGTGAATATCCAAATGCTGCGAAACAAAGAGATAAAAAATTTAAAAGAGCTGTAAATACTTTTTTAAAACAAACATATGAAAATAAAGAATTAATCATAGTTTCTGATGGTTGTACCAAAACATATGAAATTTATGAAGAAAATTGGAAAGATTTGGATAATGTTGAATGTATTATGTTACCTAAACAAGTTACTTATTCTGGTGAAGTAAGGACTGAAGGATTAAAACATATAACAGGTGATATTGTTTGCTATTTAGATAATGATGATGCTTGGGGTAAAAAACATTTAGAAACAATTGAAAAACAATTTACAGATGATGTCGATTGGGTTTATTATGATGATTATTTAGTATTATCTAATGATTTTAAAAAATTACACAAAAGGATAGTTGAACCAAGATTTGGTTCTATTGGAACAAGTTCCATAGCACATAGAAATTTAGATATTCTTGAAAATGGAATATTTTCAGATGGTTATGGACACGATTGGTTGGCTGTACTTAATTTAGCATGTAAAGGATTAAATTTCAAAAAGTTAGAAGAAACTCCTGCATATTTAGTTTGTCATTGGGGTGATGTAAATAAAGGTGGTGGAGATTTCTAAAACAAACATTATATGTTTTATATATAATAAAAAAGAATTTAATTGATGGAGAATAAAAATATAGATTTATATGGTAAAATATCACAATTTCCAAAAAACACTGAAGCATCTAAAGCATATAATTTTTTAGAAAATGTTAAAATATGTAAAAAAAAGTTGTGGTATTTTATAATAGAGAAGGATATTGTAGAAACAGAGGATGGATTAAAAGAATTACAATTGATTAAATATAATAATAAACAAGGTGTTAATTGTGTTGACTTTGTGAATGCACTTAAAGAATACTATAAAAAAGATGATGAATTAAGACCAATAATAGAAAAATTAAAAATAAGCGGAAAAAGTGAATTTTCAACAATTACAAATATTCCAGATGTAGAAATAAATGGGAAAAAAGTTATATCTATTATAACACAAGATCTAATCAAACTATTAAAATAATAATTATGAAGATAAAAGCAATTAAAAGATTAATAATTTTTAAATTAAAAAGATTATATAGATATTTAATGATTAATTTTAAGCTTTCAAAAAGAAAATTTAAATTATCTTGGAAGTTTAAAAAGAAAAAAATAACAATAAAATATTTAGTTATAATTTCTTTATCACTATTAACTTTTTTTTCATTAAGAAATAAAATACAAATTGTTGATAAATCAACACACACAAAAGAAGTTATATTTGCAGATACTACAAACACATTAGAAGAATTTTTATTTCAATTAAGACAGATTGAGTCTGCTAATAACCATTTGGCTAGAAGAACAAATTACACAATAATTAAAACTAGTCATGGTCCAGATACTGTCACTGCTTATTCACAGTATATAGGCTATTACCAATTAGGATATGCTGCTAGAAAATCCGCATCAGAAATTTGTCCATCTTTGAATGAAATATCTACTGAAGAATTTTGGAATTCTGAATTTTATCAACATAAATCTACAATTTGTTGGTTTCTTTATTTAAAGAAAATTTTAAATAAAGAAATAATGTTATATAGTGATAAATTTTTTGGTACTTTTTATATAACTGAAAGTGGGCTTATTGGAATGTCTCATTTAGTTGGACCAACTACTGTAAAAAATTGGTTAAAAAGTGGTAGGTATGATATTTTTTATACATATAGAATAATGGATGGAAATTATAAAAAAGGTGTAGATTATCTTCAACAATTAGGTAGATATAATTTAAGATTAGACAGATTTTTAGATGATAAAGGAAAATTATTAGAAAATGAGTTAAACAAATTTGTTCAAAATATAGTAAATAATAAAAACATAAAAGATGTTATTATAGAAGAAATTTCAATGGATGATAAATATGAAATAATAGATTCCATTGATGATAAGAAAGACTCAATTAAATTTAATATTCCTACATTAAAGAAAAATTAATCAATATATTTATTATAGTATTTGTTTACTGTATAATTCCAAAAATTTCTTACGACCAATGTAGATTCTAACATCCATATAATATTCTTCTGTAATTGATTTAAAAATTCATTAGTAATGTTATTTTTAAACATATTTCTAGATAACATATTATTTAATAATTCATTTTCATAATCAGCAGAAGATTTTGTGCTTTTATCATGAAATCTTCTAAAAGTATATAATTCTGATATTTCAGTATTTTTTTCTATTGACATTATCTTTTTATTAATTTTTGTCCAAACGTAATATTTATAGAAGATAATCCATTGGTTTTAATATTATCATCATAATAATTATTATCTCTATCTCTCCATCCACCCCTTATCAATGCATATTCATTTTTACCCATAATAATATCACCATATGTTGTATCAATGCCTAACACTAAATTTTCATCATAATTATTTTGAAGTGATCCTGTTTTATGATAATCTTCATTTTTTTGACTTAAAAAATCCACATCAATAGAATCTATACCATCAATACTTTTTAATAATGAAATTATTTCTGATCTTGGAATTCTATCTGTTCTTTGATTGTCTAAAAAATAATCAGACAATAAAGATACTATTTGGCTTCTTATGTTATCTTCATTAGTATCTTCAAATCTATTAACAAATACATTACAAATATATTTAGTAATTATTGGCTGTTCTATCTTAACTTCACTTGTGATACTCATGATAGCTTGTGAAGTTAAATAATTTTTAATTTTTGTTTTTTCATAATCATCTAAATAAAACACATCCAAAGGTAAATTAAAATAGTTTATTGAATTATTCAAATACTTTCTTATTTTAGGTATTAAAAATAAATAAATAACATTATCATTAGTATTATTAACCAATTTACCATAATCATCAATTATACTATTTATTTGATTAATTAATTCTGTTTTAGTCTTATTATTATTTATATTTGTCTTTAATTTATTTAATTTATTTTGGAGAGAATTATTAGTAACTGTGGACGAATAATCATTATCAGCTAATTTATTATATGCATCTACTTGACTAAATATATTTAATTTAGATAAATGATATTTAAATTGATCTGGTGTAGATAAAACAAAATTTCTTGAAACTATTGGAATTAATTTTTTTGTATTTTCTACAGTTTCACCATTTGATGCAAAACCGACATTATAATAAATACTTATATCAAACAAATCTTCCATTTTTATAGTTTCACCTTGTCCAGATTTAACATCATCTTCAAATTTCCAATCATTTAATAATGGATTCAAAATTTCTCCTGCTACACCATTGTTTAATAAATATTTAACTGTTATTATTGAAGTTGGTTCAGGTATAAAACCATAATCACCATTACCAAAATATATGTCTATTCCACCATTAAAACCAGTTTTTGTAACACATGACATTTCATTTGGAAGCATATCCCATTGATGAGTTACTTTTTTTAAGATTTGTCCATTATAATATACATTATAATTAAAATTATCTATTTTAGCATTGTTATTTATATTAACTGAAAAACTTTGACCTTCGCTTCCATCACCAGTAAAAGTTTCTTCTTCCCAACTACCTTGAACAATATTTAAATAAAATTCACTCAAATTACTTAATGTGTATTTAACATTATCTGTATTACCCAAGTCTATGGAATATGTTAAAGTATTAGTATTATTTTTAATTTTTGTATTATTTTGTATAATCACACTTGTATCTGATGTACCTAATTCCTCAGCAATATTAACACCAGCTTTAACTTTAAATTTTAAAACTCCACTTGCAGCAATAGATCTTGATGGGTTATGTCCAGCAATTCTTGCGATATATCTAATTGTTCTTTCATCTTCACTAAATTGAATATTTATATTTTCTAAAGATTGTTTTAAATATATTATATTATGTGAAAATAATTCTTTCTGAACATTTAATATTTGACCATATGGACTTGCAGAATTAAATTGAATGTTTGATTTATTATAAATATTTTCTAACCAACTATTTATTTGATTGTTAAGTGAAGTATATTGAAGTTCAATAAACTCGAAAAATCTATTTTTTGAAGACATTTAATTATTATTTATTTTTTAATTTATTTTCTAATGATAATACAATTGTTCTTTCTATATCTGATAAATCCTGTCTATACTGAATATCACTATCATTAGGATAAATAAAATCATATCTATACTCATTATCATTTAATTTAGAAATTTTTATTTTTATTTCCTGATTTTCTACTGTTTTTATTGTATAGTCAAATGATAAATTTTCACACGATACTATTGTGTTATATGGAGTATAATCTATAGTCTTAATAGGATCACTAATATCATTTTTTTCACACCATATTTTTATTCTTGATAAAGGTGTACCTTCTTCATCCTCATACTTACCAGGTATTATTATGTCAGTTAAAAATTTTAAATCTTTACCAAATTTAATATTATTAAATATATCTTTTAACTTTATTTCTAAATCATAAACATCATTAAATTCTACATTTCTGTAATTACAATTTATATCATATAGATATAAAAAACTATCTTTTAATAATTTAATTTTTTCTATATCTACTGGAAAAATTAGTTTAGTATAAATTATTGCATCATCGTCATTCATATATTTATGGATAACAATAACCAATTTATATCCATCACCATCTTTTTCATATACATTATCTACTACAAGAACTTTATCTTTATCAAATACTTTTTGTATAATATCATCTATTTCTTTAACTGTCATATTATAATAATTCTTTTGTTATTTTATATCTATTTGATACGTTATCTGTTTGATTTTCTGTAACTCTTAGAATTTGTATTTTCATTCCATTATAATTAGATATTTTCAATATTCCTTTTAATTCAGTCAATTCACCTGCAGATAAATCAATTTTATAATATATTCTATCTTCTTCTATTTGAACATCTTCAATTTTATAAGCACCTGAAAAATCTCCACCATTTACATTACCATTTGGATCATTTAAATAAAAATTATCTATATATATCACATCATCAATGGAAAAAAATGCATCTGTTTTATTAAAATAAATCAAAGTTTTTCCTTGAAATTTAGTGGTGTCTATGGTTTTAGAATATTCATATACTATATCATTTAAATAATTATTACTAGCAGGAACTGATTCATTTTCACCACTACTATCAAAAGACAATAAATCTGTTGGCATATCTATAGTAAATAGATTTTCTAAATAGGTACCTGAACCATTATTCCAATTTATATTAACTTCTAAACTATTTATCACAGAACTATTTTCAGGTGAAATTATTAATTCTACCATTTGTGTTGGTTTTAAATCTTTTGATAATGTTATTCTTATAGGTTCTTCAAAAATTTCATTCACATCATTATAAATATTTACTAACAATTTATTATATTCTGGTACCACAACACTCAATGATCCTATTCCATCATCATTTGTTAAAAATATATTTTGAGATCTTATATCACTAACATTCAAATTATTAATATTAGCATATTCACTATTAACCACATTAAGTTTTGTTGTGGGATATGTTGTACCGTAATTAGTTTCCACTTTAACTGAATTAGAATCAACTAATTTCATAGTTTTATATAATTTTACTAATTCATCTAAATTATTTAATCTTTCTTGTATCACATCATATTGTTGTTGAGTGTATACCAAACTTTTAACTTTTTGTAATTCATCTTGCATAACAGTAAAACCACTTACCATTTCAACTAAATTTTCTTGTAAATTATAGTTAGTTTGTAAAATATTTTGATATAAATCAAATCCAAAATCATTATATTGTGTTGTTGGTGAATATGCTAGTGGTGATACATCATTATCTGAACGATATGAAATATTAAGATTATAAATATAACTTATCCCATCTTGTTCACCATTACTAACCAATTTCTGAAATGGTCTAATTTTTTGACCATCAGGATCAATATCATCAAAATCATCATTAGGATTATTTAAAAATTCAATACCATATAAATTAGAATATGAATTAGTTCCATCATTTATTTCATAATACCATAAAATAGCATTAAATTCAAAATCAGATGGAGCTTCATTATTAAATTTATAAGAATTAAACTCATCAAAATTAGTTATTGTGTTTTCTAATGTAGGTAAATTCATTTTATAATAATGGGAAGTGTCAAAATCTATTCCCAATCCATCAATATTATCTGAATTAAATTCTTCTAATGTTTCTATATACAATTCATCATCTAAACCTACATTATTAGTTCTTAAAACTCCATAATATTCACCAGACTTTCTCCATCTATCGCCATTAGAAGCTTTATATGTTTTATCTTCTGTATCAAACAAACCATAGAAAGAACCAGGATAATTTTCTGGATTTTGTCTAATAGGTGATTGTAAATTCTCTGCACCTACAATTTCTTCTTGTATTTCTTCTGGTAATAATGGAAGTGTTAAATCAGGATAATAATTATTATTATCATTTATTTCAAATAACACATATGGTGTTCTACCTACATGATGTGGAATATGTGCAGTTATTTCAGTATATGTGTTTTTAGATGTTTCTATTTTACTTTGTGAACTCACTTCACCCACATACTGTATAAATCTTTCATAATCTAAATAACAAGTTAAATTTTCAATATCAAATATTTTTGTTGTTAAATTTGTATCATTTACCCTAAATATTGTTTTATTTGCACCTTCAAATGTTTGAACATCTACTATTTCATAACTAATTCCAGTTGATATAGATGTTTCACTTCCAGATAAATTGATTGTTCCTTCAAATATGAAATTATCTCCAACTCTAATTTTCATAATTTGATTAACTGTTATTTCTGCAGTTGTTGCATTTATAGCTCTCAATTGTTCAACTGAATATACATTAATATCTCTTTCTTTCCACAAATATTCTTGAAAAAAATCTAAAGTTGATTCATTAGGTTTATTAACATTATTAAAATCAGTTAAATTTTTATCCCAATCAATTTTATGTTTTGCTGGTTCTAAATCCAATAGATTCATTTTTCTACACCATTTCCAAAATATTTTTTCAGAATTTGTTTGTTTATCACCTAATGAATAAAAATCATCTTTACTATTTATTCTACTGGTTCTTATCACTTCGTCTTGATTTGCAACATAATTTCTTAATGATTCTACTAATTGTTCTGAAAATAAATCTGGAATATCACCTGGAAATGATCCATTTGAACCAGGTTTAAAACTATAATATTTATCTCCTTGATAATTTGAAAAATTCATTTTTCCATAGTCTTGACCATTAACATTTTGCTCTTGTTTAGGAAAATTAAGTAATACGAACTTATTAAAATTTATTGAAATGTTAGGATTTTGCATTCCTAATGATATATCTCTTGAAGCAGAAGGCATAACATAAATTGTTGTTCCTCTGTCTTTCATAAATGTATATAATGGTGTAGCCATATAATATTGTTTATTTTTATTTTATATATAAAATATATATGTTTGAAATAAAAATTAAATATATAGAACTATAAAAATATTTTAATTTATGATACATTTAGATACATTTAAAATTTTTGAAAATAAATTATACATTGAAACAGATGATAATTTTGGTGATGATATAGATTGGAAAGATACAATAGATGTTTCTGAAATATGGAGTCAATATCAAAAAGGTAGTTTGGATTTAAATTCATATAATAAAGAATTGTCAATTATATTAGAGAATAAATCTAACGATTTTTCAGAAGTGTGTGAAAAATTAAAACAGAATTTAGATAAAGAAACATCTTTATCAACCTGGGATAAAATGTATGATATAGCAGACAAAAATTTAATTTTAATAAAAACATCATGAAGTATCTAAAAACATATAATCAATTATATGAAAATAAATTATATAAATTATTTGATGAAGTTATTATTGAATATAGAGGTAATCAAATTCCAGCAAAAATAACAAAAGATTTGGGAAATAAAGGATATATCGCTTCGTTTTATACTGAACAAGGTATGATGGATTTAAAAATCACAGATAGTGATATAATAAATCCACTACACTTAACAAGTGATCCAGTATCTCCAATAAATACTGATAGAGGTCCAAACGAATTTATAAAAGGAGATATGAAAAAAATATCCAATGATATTGTACATAAATGGGCAATTCATTAAAATATTTTTTTCACACTATCTAAATACATCTTATCAAATAAATCTATAGAAAAATATTCTTTTAGATTTAATTTATCATAAATTTTATTATCATTATAAAATAAAACTAAATCATTTAAATCTATTATTTTTTCTAACTTTTTTTCCATTAAGTATTTATTGGTTGATTTATCTATAATATCATTAAAAAGTTTTTTCCACAAAAATACGGAATATCCTCTATCTAACATTTTATTTGCTTTTCTATTTCCATCTTGATCATTATCATAAAAAAATCTTAATTTTAAATCTTCATCAGCACTTATTAAAAATTTTAATAAATCCTCGTCATTGTTTGCACCGACCATTCCGATGCTATTTGGATAAAATAAACTATCTAAAAATCCTTCAAAAATTGTAACATAATCATCAAAGTCAACATTAAGAATATTATAAAAGTGTGATAATTTATTATATGTTATAGATTCTATATCATCAATTGGATTTTGTGGATGAATAAAGTTATATATTTCATCAAATTCAATAATTTTATAAAAACGTTTATTTCGATCTTTTTCTAAGTTTCTCAATTGAATTCCTAATAATTTATCATTTGAAACGTTTAAATTTATAATCACTGGACTTTGCCAATAACATTTATCACCCTTCCATTTCCTATATATTCCTTGATATATAAATTTATGATTATATAAGTTTCTGTCTAATGTCAAATATTGATAAGCTCTTGAATTTTTTTGTATTGGTGATATATCAGATAACCAACTTTTTTTATGATTATTCATAAAATCTAACCATTCTTTTAAATCAATAAGTTTATCCATTGACTTTACAGAAAAATCATCATTAGAATAAGAAATATCATCTAAATAATTATATATTTTTATTTTATCTTCTAAATCAATATTTTCATTAAAATCACTACAAAAACTTGGAAAGGATTTTTTTGTACCACAATTAAAACAAGTATACATCATAGAATTTAACCATACATTTCCCCTATATTTAGTGTTTACCTTTTGACTATCACCACAATATGGACAAGCAAAATTTATTCTTTTTGGTTTATATGTTGGATAATACCTAAGTTTCTTTTTAGTGTCTATTTTATGATTGTTATTAACTATATTCTGAATTTTAGTTGAAAAAAAATCAACCGATAAATTTTCACCACCTTCTAATTCTAAAGTCATTCTATTATTTTTTTCTTTTTATAGAAAGAAAAATAAAAAATGTTTAAGACTTTAAAATTTAATATATAGTTAAAATAATAATTATATAAATGACATATATTAAAACACTAAATTTTATCAATGATAAAATAGATATATTAAATACCTTTAAGGGTAAAGATTTGATTGTATATGAAGAAGTACAAGCAAGTACGTTATATGTAAAATGGGTGGGAGATAAATTTATCATAATTCCTAAATCATTGAGGAATCAACCATTAAATTTTATAGACTTAGCAACACAAAAATTTTATAATAGTGCATATGTATATTTATATTCATTATCTGACTATATTACTGAATTATTAAATAAAAATTGGTGGTTTTGTTTTGAATATTTTCCAGACAATCAACCAGCAAATGTAGAATATGATAAAATTCCTAAAAATAATTTAATATTAAAATGTATAGTAAAAGGAAGCATATATACATATAATGTAGATGAATTAGAAGAATATTCCAATTTATTTAATGTAGATTCATTACCTATTATTTTTAATGGTAAATTAACAAATGAACAGTTAGAAAAAATACAATTATTTTTAAACACATCTGAAGAAGATTTAGATTTTGTTTTTGGTGAAAATAATTTTGCTCAATGGTTTTATAATTTATTAAATCCTAATTCAGAAAATTCATATTTAATGAATAATGAATTTAATAAAAACATACAAAAATTAATCATAAAGATAAAAGGAGACAATGATTATTCATTTGAATTATTAAACCCAACATATCAAAAATTGGAACATAACAATACCACAGATTATGTAGATAATTATTCATTAATATTACTTAATTTTTTAGAATTCACACAAATAAAAACCATTACAAATTTTAAATTAAAATCTTTGATTAAAGATGAATTATATGTTGAACTAATATGTAAAATGTTTAATGAATATATAGATAATATTAAAGAAGATATTGTTGATGATTGGATAATTGATATTCCACCATTTTTCCAAGATGATAAATTTAAAATAAATATCAATTTTATAGATAATAATGAAACAAAAAGTATAATAACATCTGATTCTCGTTTTGAATATATGTTTAAATGTATATTAGGTAGTTTTTCTAAAAAGAAAAAGAAACCTATTGGAATATTTAATAATCAAACATTAGAATTATTTAATAAAAAAGTATCTGATATAGATAATTTTTTAAATAATCAATTAAATATAAATAGAGAATATAAATATCAAAAATCAGATGTTAAAAATTTTAAAGATTTTTGGGATTTAAAATATAATACGGACATAGAAGGAAATATATATCCTGATGTCTATGATTTATATGATGAAATAGAATCTGGGGATAAAAAAGGAAAGAAAAAGAAAAAAGAAATTTTTAAAAAACCATATGAAAAAGGTGGATTTGAAATAGAAAAAGAAGAATTAGAATAAAAAATAAATAAATAAAATGGATTTAAATAATTGGATAAGAAAAGATGGAAATTATAAAGGTTTTGCTAAACCTGGAACAGATACAAGTTTACCTGAATGGTGTATTGTATATGATGATGAAACTACAATAAGAGATTGGGCAGATAATGATACAGCACAAGATAAAATTTGGAATGATAGAAGTGGATATTTTTCTGCACCATCTGTTGCTCCAACACTAACATCAAGCGGAGTTACAGAAAATGGAGAACTTAATACATTATATGCAGAATGGTTATATGTGTCAGGAGTTACTAAATATTATGTTACTGTTTTAGATACTACCAATAAAGCAGTATTACCATGGAACAATACAAGAATCAAAATAAATCCAGATAATAAAATTATATTTAGAGATACTTTTGGAAGCGGAACATATACGGTAAAATTAATTGGGAAGAATGGTAAAGGCGAAATATCAACACAATTTACTATAACTATCTAAATAAAAAAGTTCTGAATTATTCAGAACTTTTATTTTCTTCATCAACAACATCAATATCAATATCAATATCTTCTTGAATTTCATCTTGAATTTCTAATTCATCTATTCCTTCAACATTTTCTGCTTCTCTTTCTGATTGTTCCTGCATTTGTTTTAGATATTGTTCTTGACCAATTCTTTGCATTTCTTTCAAAATTTTTTGTTGTTGTCTATCTCTTGCATGATTTCTAATTCTTCTAGCGTTAGCTTTTTGTTTATGTTTACGTCTGTTTTTACTTTTTGGCATAATTTTTTAATTATTTTTTGTTTGTACTTTATAGTTTAAAAAATAATTATAGTTTAAATTATTTTATCCAATTAAATGTACCTTTTGTTGGTCCACCATTAACTGCTTTTTTTATCTCTTTTTGTTTCTTTTTATTCTCTTTGATTATCTTTTTTGTTTCTTTAGAATATGTTCTATTGAAATCTGGATATCTAGATGTCATACATGATGTACATAAAATTATAATAGATAATGTTAAAAAAATTCTTTTCATTTATTCTTTTTTTCTTTATATATAAAAAAATAAGTCTAGTAGTGATACAAATTTTTATTTTTAGTTCCCCTAGAGGGATTCTAACCCTCGACCCTCTGAGTAAGAATCAGATACTCTACCAACTAAGCTATAGAGGAATATAATTATTATTTTTAAATAAAAAAAATAGTAGTGGGAGAGGGATTCTAACCCTCTGTACAATTGCTCACACACATAATTTCCAATCATGTTCAATCAACCACTCTATCATCCCACTAATTTTATTATTAATTCTCTTATTAATATTTTTTATAATTCTTTTTAAATATTTTCATATTTCTTTTTCCATTTTCTTATAGCGTTATCTGAAACACCATATTTATTACCTGTTCCTCTATAACCTAATTCTTCAATATCTTTTATTAATTGTTCGTATTCAGGTCTTTTTACTTTTCTCTGACTTAGAGAATAACATTCTAAACAAGTTTTACTTTCTTTTCTAATTTCTTTTCCACACTCACAATAATTAACTTTAATAAATCTATTATTTTTAGATATTTTTTTATTTTTAGATTTTCCTGCAAAAGTTTTTGTTTGTGAATGACAATTAGGACATAAAAAACAAAGATTTTCCAATCTATTATCATTATTCACACCATTTTTATGTTCTAATTGTAATGTTAATTTTTCATATTTCCATTCACCATCATTTCCACATTTTGAACATTTATATTCAATTAATTTATCATTAAGAATTCTTCTTTTTAAAGATTGTCTAGCATAAGTTGAACCTGTTACGAAAACATCTTCATCTGATAATCGATTCTCTTTACTAAAAGTACCTATAAAATTTCCATAATATTCATATTTAGGTATGGGAATTCCTCTTTTATTACATTCTCTTCTAAATATTTCATATCCACCACTACCATTAGAACAATAATTAACTTTAATTAGTATTTCTCTAATTGATTTAGAATTAGATATTAATTCATTAAATGTATTATCATCTAATTTTGTAAATTTGTTTTTTGACATATTCTAAATTTTTATTTTATATATAAAAAAATCGAACATCAAATTAACATTTCAAAGAACCACTTGCACGCCTACTCCGAATCGAACAGAGAGCCAGGGGGTTGGAATCCCTGATGTTAACCATTACACCATAGGCGTATATCTATCGAGGAAGGCAGGGTACTCGAAACCCAGTCAAATCAATGACCCCTTCGCTTAGCAGGCGAGGGTGGCACCTTGCCACTTTACCTTCCATAAACCTCACTCCATATAAACTTCACAAAGAAAAATAACTTTGGAAGAAAAATCATCCAGAAGTGAGGATTGTGCGGAGAGTGGAGTAATCGAAACCCGTGCGAAAAACGCACCCCAGGGGTTCAAGCCCTGTTTGACACCTTGCCGGCACTCTCCAATTTGAGGTAGGTGTGGGACTCGAACCCACAAGCCAGGCTCTTAACCCAACATACTTGTTTTCAAGACAAGCTCTTCATTCAGCCAGTTACCTACCATTTTTAGTTTATTATGTCTAATAGTTTTAAACTATTAGATTTAGTGACCCCTCAGGGACTCGAACCCTGGACTCCCTGGTTAAAAGCCAGGTGCTCTACCAACTGAGCTAAGAGGTCATTTGTGGAACGAGAGGGATTCGAACCCCCGACGACGTAGGACTTCACCCTACCGCTCTACTCTATCTGAGCTACCGTTCCAAATTGTGGAACGAGGCAGACTTGAACTGCCGACACCTGGATTTTCAGTCCAGTGCTCTACCAACTGAGCTACCGTTCCATTTGGGCTACTGTATCGGATTCGAACCGATGCTAAAAGAACCACAATCTTTTGTGCTATCACTACACTAACAGAGCCATATTAAGTTAAGTACTTGTCTTAACTTAGGGTGAATGATGGGTTTCGATCCCACTACCTCTCAGTTCACAGCCGAGTGCTCTCCCGATTGAGCTACAATCACCATATAGTTCCCCCAGTGGGACTCGAACCCACGTACATCTTAATAATCCTACATTAAAAGTGTAGTGCCTAATTCCAACTCGGCCACAGGGGAATATTTATTCCTTTTCCAATATATCAAATAACGTATATAAACAAAAAAATCCGAAACTCTAAATGAGATTCGGATTTTTAATATCTTATTATATTTAAAAATATATCTTTATATTCTTATTTTTAAGCATAACAATTCCGAATCATTAGAATGATACTTCGACCACTTATGACTAAACGAAAAACTGATATGTTTAAAAAATGTATTCATTTTATTTTTTATTAATTTGTTATCTTTATATATTTAAATTTTTAGTTTGTTTTTACAAAAATAGCATTTTTTTTTCAAAAAAAAAAATTTTTTTGTATGTTTTTTCAATTAATTTATAAAAAATGCTAAAAAAATATAAAACAATACTGTAAACATTGGAAAGATTATCGATGAAATAATAAATCCACATCTCAAAAAAATTATATTAATATTATATTTATTTGCAATTCTCGAACAAACTCCAAAAATAAATGCTTCTTCTTTCATTTTATTTTTTTATTTTTTAGATTCATATAACTAAATATATAAAATAAAAATAAATAAAAAAATGAATGATTTAAGAAAATTTGCATATATATTAGTTAGTAATGGTATAAATAATTATCAAGATTATACACCAGTAAGAATGACTAAAGATGGGACAATGTATGTTAAAAATTCAAAAAATGGAAAATATTTGAAAATGAAAATAGATGGTTCAATTGAAGTTGAAACTGTATCTATGGAAGAATCCACAGATAAACCTATAAGTAAAGTTGAAAAAAAGAACAAAGAAGTTAAAGAAAATTTAATGTATAAAAATTTAGATCCCCATGAAATTTTATCATCAATAACTAAAAACAATCACCATCAAGAAAAAGAAGATAAATTAAAAAATGAAAATATTTTTGATGGAATTGAAGATTATAATTTTAATGATGTTGAAACAGTATCCAATAAAGATACCATTCCAAATGAATCATATGATATAGATATTGAAGTAGAGCAAGAAAGATTAAAGAAAGAATTTGAAGAACTAAAGAAGAAACAAGAAGAAGAATTAGAAAAGAAACTAAAAAAGAAACCTGCTAAAAAACCAGCAAAAAAATCAGTAGAAGGAAAACCAAGAGGGTGGCATCTAATGGCAGAATTTGTCGATTCAGAAGGAAATGTTTTTCATAAAGGAGTGGAGCAACCACAGTTAAAAGGTACTATTCCTCCAACAAAAATTTAAAAAACACAAAAAATCATATTTTTTCTTTAATATATAAAAATAAAAAAATTTTAAATATGAAAAAACAAAAGAACGTAAAAGGCATACTTTATAATAATGGTATAACTGATTATACTTATATTGATATCTTAGGTGGTGTACCTGAATATATAGTTGCTTGGACATCTGGAAATACTGCAAAGATTGGTTCTGCTGATGGAAATCAAGCGGATGATTTAACATTAGTAACAGGTTCTACTACAACTGTTTCAACAAGTGCAAGTGGAGAAACCTATTTTAAATTGCAAGGAATTGAAAGTGCAACAGTTAACGGTTTCTTAATTGAAAAAACTGTAAATGGTGTTTTTATAAGTGGAAATACAATTGTAGAAGGTGAAACATTTGATGCTGAAAATAATGATTATTATACTTATTTGGGTGATAGTAATGGATTATTTTTCAGAATATTAACACTTGGTGGAAGTGGTGAAACATCAATATTACTTCAAAGTATTACATTAAGTGGTGAAACTACTGCAAATCTAACAACAAACATACAATTAAGTGGTACTGGTACATATAGTGATGCAAGCACAACAAATGTTATTGATGATTTAAGTTTTTCATCTAGTAATTCATCAGTTGCAACAGTATCTTTAACTGGTTTAGTTGAACCTGTTTCTGCTGGAAGTGTTGTAATAACTGGTACATATAATGACCCAATTACATCTACACAATTAACTGATACATATTCAATTACAATAATAGGTATTGAAACACTTGAATTATCTGGTTCAACAACAGCAGCATCTGGTGACACTATTCAATTAAGTGGTACTGGTACATATAGTGATGCAAGTGAAGTTGTTCTTACAACCGATTCAAATATGACTTATGTGTCAAGTGATGAAGCAGTAGCTACTGTTGATAGTGATGGTTTAGTTACAACCTTAACTGATGGTACAGTAATAATCACTGCAACTTATGATGGACCATTAGCAGAAAATTCAATATCAGATGATATAACAATAATAGTCTCATAATTTTTTATTTTAAATAGTTATAAAAACCCAATATTTTATATTGGGTTTTTTTATATATAGTAATATGGGAAAAATACTTAAATATAAAGAATTTATTTTAAAAGAAGAAAATAGAAGTGAAAATATAGAAAAATATTCTCGCATCCATGAAAGAATTCATGAATTTATACAGTTTATGAAATTAAAATATGAAGAAGAATCTAATATAGAAAATGGACTTGATGAAATTGAAAAAAAATCATTTCCTATATCATATATTATAAATAATTATATAAAAGATATAACTAAAGAAGAATTAATAGACTATATTAAAAATGGAAAAATTGTTTCTTATGATATATCATTAAATAATGATAACACAGAAATCCAATTTTCCAATTTAAATGCTCCTTCAGAAAAAAGATATATTTCTGGTAGAAAAGATTAAATTGAATCTTTTTTATAAGCTAAATAAGTTGAATATGTTTTTTCTTTTTTTATATTTTCATCAATATTAGTAAATGTAGTATCCATGAAATTTTCAGCTTCTTCGAAAGAAGTAGGAAAGTTTTCAACATCTTTATAATTAGATGATATGTGATTTTTAGATGAAGGTGCAAACATTATTAATGTGAACATTCCAAATACGATTAAAAATAGTAATTTTTTCATTTTTATTGATTATTTTAATTTTTATAATTTATATATAACAATAATAATAAAATCTATTGATTTTTATGTTATGAAAAAAACAATTTTATGTTAAATTTATGTTAATGAATAATAATATCATTAAAAATTTTCAATTATTTGAAAATACACAACTAAACTATCAATGGTCAGATTACTACCTAAATAAAGATGAAACTTTAAAAGAAATGTATTCTAATTTAGAAATAATAAATGAAAATGGAAAAGAATATGTTATTTTACATCATTTTGGAAGTAAATTAGCTTACCACCCACAAATAGATTATTTAACAGAATTAGAAAAGTTAATATACACTAAAATGAATTGGAATGAAAAACCAAATGATGAAGAAATTGAAGAATTTTATAATAAAGTAAATGAAGAATATTTTAAAGATATTGATAGATTAGAAATATTTAAATTTTTAACTTACTCGAAAAGGTATACACCTAATGATTCTACACTTAATGCAATTTCTCAATTTTTGGGTTATTCATATTATAGTGATTTTCAAAATAGTTTGGATATATCTAACTTTAATATAACTACTGGATTGGATCCTAAATATTTTGGTAGTGATCAAGCCACTAGAGATGATATTGCACAATTAGCATTTAATGTGACAATGTTTTATATTAATTTAAAAGATAAAGAACACTATTTTGGAAAAGGATATTCATATTTTAAGATAAAATATCCTTTGGAAAAATTATATCCAATTAAACAAGATCCATTGGATATAGGTGGTTCTTCTTTTAAAGAAAGAATGGAATTGGTTAGAGATAAAAACTTTGATGGTCAAATAGTTATGTGGAAGTTAGATAATAATAATAATAAACAATATCGTTGTGATATTTGGAAATTTATTCCTATTACGTATACAAAAAATGGAATTACAACAGAATCAGAATACTTATTAGAATATGAAGAATATTAGGTTAGCTTATAACCATTTTTATTTAATATTAACTGTAATAATCCTTTTTTTCCAGTAAATTTATATTTATCTTCATCATGCTTTTCTATTAGTTTTTTATGTTTACTAATAAGATATTTAAGAGCATCTGATGATATTTTATAACTTCTTCCATCAGTATCTTCAATATAATATTGAAATAAATTTTTTGTTGTAGATGATGTTAAATCTGCTTTACCTGCGTGTGAAAATTTTTTTCTACCTGCATTACCAGAACCTATATTTTCCATCATTATAAAATCTTCAAAACTATAAACCATATTTTCTAATTGTTTTTTTAAAGGTTGAATATCTTCAGGTATTTCTTCTGAATATTCTACTATTTCTAAATCAGTTCTTTTAACTAAATCAAATATTTTTATTGAATAAAATTTACCACCTCTAATTTCTCCTTGTTTGATATAACCATCTATAAATCTACCATTAAAAATTAAAGCATATTCAATTACACCATTTTTAAATAGTCCATTATACCATACACCATTTATAAATTTACCAGATTTCCATTCACCATTTCTAAAAACTCCATATTGCCAATCACCATTGTACCATATACCAGCATTCCATATAAAAGTATTTTTAGATATTTCCATTCTTGCATTTGCAATCTCTGCATCAATAACCCAATTAAATTTATACTCAATTAATTTTTCTTCAATTTCAATTTTATCGGTATAAATATTATTATCAATTTTTAATTCAATATATCTTTTCATAAATTTATTATAATTTGGACCAATTTATCATTATATATAAAAATATAAGATTAAAAAATAAAATAAATAAAATGAGTGATATTATATATAAAAGTAAATTAACTGGAGAAGAAGTTAAAATAACTGAAATGGGTCATGGTGATTATACTTTATCAAATGGTAAAAAAGTCCTACAAAATGATTTTATAAAAAATTATATACCTTTAGTTCCAACAAAAACACAAATGGATTCAACCAAACAAATGGTTGATGGTGTCATGAATAATACACAAAATAATAATGTAAGTTCTAACCAAAACAATGAAGTCATGGATGTAGATTCTTTTTTTAATAATCCTAATCAGTATGATAGTTTAGTAAATAAACTTAATAATGCTGATACATCTAAAATTAATAACGATGAAAACAATCAACAAACACAAGTTTATGAAAATAGTGCAATTGTAATGCAAGAAAAATCAGTTGATGAAAGAATACAAGAAGTAAGACAAAGAAATGCTGAATTGATAAATAAATATGGAAATGGATCTAAAGTAGTAGATAATGGGTTGACAGAAGAGGAAAGACAAAGAATAGAAGATGAAAAACTATTAGGAGTAACTCCCAAAAAATCTATTGATCCAATACAACAAACTACTCAAATAGTTAATAATCAATCACATCAAAACACATTCCTTGATAATTTTATGTCATCTTTCAAATCAAATTATGATGTGAAATTAGAAATTGAATTAAATGAAAAAATTATGCAACCAGATTTCTTTAAATTAGTTGCTAATAATGTAAATGGTGATATAATTGATTGGTATACTTCTAAAATAATGGATAAATTATTATATGATCCAGAACAGATTAGGAAAACAATATATAATAAACTATATTTTGAAATATATAATGAATTTCCTAAAGAAGAATCAGAAGAAGAAGAAACAAATAAAGAATTAGATTCTTCTTCAGAAGTTATGGAAATAGAATCTAAAAATGAAATAACTGATGATTTAAAAGGAAAAGAAATAAATGGTATATTTCATATTGAAGGAAAACCCACAAAATCTGGAAAAATTACATATAAATATATTAATGAAAAAGGTGAAATAAAAGATTATTTACCTACATCAGCAGAAAAAAAAGGTTATAAACCAGCAACAAAAGAAGATTTAAAAAATGAGTAAATCAAAAATAGATAAAGTATTTATAGATAAAGCAATAGATATTAGAAAAGAATATCTAAAATGTATAAGAAATATAAATATAGATAATGATGAATTAAAAAACTGTACTATTAAATTACAAGAAATTATAGATAATGGAGATGAATCTTTATCTGATATAGAAAATAAAGATAGTATAGAATATAAAGAAAAATATGAAGCATTGGTAGATAATATTGTAGAAACAATAAAGAGAGTGGAAAATGATATTAAACCATATCAAATACGAATTGAAGAACTACAAAAAGAATCAGATTCATTATATGTTTCCATAAATGAAAGATATCCAGAACTAACTGTTGATGATATTAAAGAACAAATAATTCCATATTTACCAGAATGAAAGATTATATAATTTTTTTTGCTAAAGAATTAAACAGATTTATAGATGAAAAATCTGATAAAATACATATTGGTTGGAAAGAACACAATAATTCTGATGATATGTTAATAGATATGTATTTAAATAAATCCAATATACTAACATATATTGATTTACTAGAGGAATTTGCTATTGAAGAAGAATATTATGAATTTTGTGATGAAATTATTGAATTAAAAGAAAAAACCAAAAAATATCTTAGTTAGAATATTTTTTGGTTTTTTGTGGAGCTGCGGAGAGTCGAACTCCGGTGAATATCATAATTATAATCATTTTCTACAAGTTTAGTTAATTTTATCAGAAATTAACAACCTATCTTTATTTTTTGTTAAGAACAAAATTCAAAAGAATAAAAAATCTTTTAACACCTTTTGGGTGAGTTTCCTGTTTTTGCTTATACCTACTTTATTAAGCTACTTCTTCAATAACTTCAGGAGTCATTACTAAAGATGTAGGGATACTCATCATATCCTCGGTATTTAAATTAACGTTTCCGTTTAAAATTGTTTGTATACATTTTTTAACTGTATTTATACATGACAGTACTTGCTTACTCATACTCTTATGATATTTCAAGTGCCAAATACAGCCCCATATTATCATAAAATATATTTATATATAGTTATATATTATTTGAAAGTTTTAACTTTTTTCAACTTTTCAATTTTATATATAATAAAAATACTTAAAAAAATGAAATAAAAAAATTATGGAAAAATTTACTACTAATAAAGTTAATCATAATCCTTATGCAGAGGGTTCAACTAAAAGTAAAATATATAAAGCTATTGTTAATAATATAACTTCTAATTATGGTGAAATAGAAGGTATTAAGGAAATGGTAGAAAATTTTAATAATGTTATTGAATATGAAAAAAGAAAAATTTTAATAAAGATATATGAAGATATTAAAAATGGAAAATATATTGAAGATAATGCTTTAGAACCAAGTGATATATCACAAGACATTGAACAATTAAAAAGTGAAGATACATCAATTGAACCTAAAACTGATGACTTTAGTACTGAAAAAATTGAAGAAAGTGTATGTTATACAATACCAAAACATGATATCAAAGAATTAAATGAAAATGAAATATCTAATTTCTTAAATAAAATAAAATAAAAATTATGCAAAAATTTACAGAATATACAGAAAAAGAGAAAAATGGAGTAATAGTAGAAACATTAGATTCTAAAATAGATAAAATGATAACTGAGTCTATTACAGTAAGTATTAATCATGAACCTAAACTAAATGAAAATTATTCCTTACAAGGAAAAGATAAGGTTATTGAAGAATTATCAAAAATATTTGACGATGAATTAACTAAAACAGTAGAAAATTTCAATTATTCTAAATATCGCAATGTATTAAATACTATCGAAATAGATGAAATATTAGTTAATTTAAAATCTAAAATTTGAAAAAATATAATTATTATTTAAACATTTTAAAAATTTTTATTTATAAAAATAAAAAATAAATTAAATGTTAGAAGATAAATTATATTGGCATAAATTTCGACCTAATACAATAAACAATGAAAAAGGTAAAATAAAAATGATTTTACTACCTAGAATAAAAAAATTAGTTGAAAAAGACTACTTATTAAATTTTTTATTCTATGGCTCTCCTGGACAAGGTAAAACAACTATTTCAAAAATATTAACAGAAGATACAGATTGTTTGAAAATAAACTGTAGATTGGATTCTTTAGAAAAAGTTAGAGATTCTGTTGAAGAACATTGTAAACACTATGGAATATTTTCTGGTGAAAATAAGCAAAAAGTAGTTTGGTTGGAAGAATTTGATGGTTCATCTTGGCAAATGAGAGAAGCATTAAGACCTATGATTGAATTATATGATAGTGTTAAATTTATTGCAACTGCCAATTCAATAGCTAATTTTAACAATGAAAAAGACCATGCAGTATTATCAAGATTTTCATTAGTAAAATTTGATCCAATAGATGATAAAGAAAGAGAATTTTTAAAAAATTCTCAAATAAAGTTTTTAAAAAGTTTATCAAATTTAGAAAAAATTGATATTGCAAATGATGATATAATAAAAAAAATCATAAATCACAATTTTCCAGATTTTAGAAAGTCTGTACAACAATTACAAGAATTGAAAATAAGTGGTGATGTTTCAGATTGGGAAACAAAATTAACATCAAATAATGAAGAATTATATAATTATATGTTAGATGGGAAAAATAATTATATTGAAAATTATTATTTAGTAATGGATAATTATAAAGATAATACACAAGAATTGTTAAATATTTTAAGTCGTCCATTTATTAAATTTTTAATCGAAAGACATCCAAAAAAATTTGAAAATAGTGCAAAACATTTAATAAAATCATCAAAAACACATAATGCAGAATATCTTTCAACAATGGATCCAGAAATACATTTATATCATTATATAACAGAATTAAAAGAAATATTAAAATAAAAAATAATTTATATGGCAAAACAAAATAAAAAAGACGAGTTTAATTTTAGAGTAGGAATAAAAATCTCTCAGTTTGGTAAGGTCAATGAGGTAAGAATAGTGGGTGAAAAATATAATGATATATATTCACTTGAAGATGCGTTGAAATTAGCTGAAAAAGAAGAATTAGATTTAGTTGAAATAAATCCTAAGTCAATTCCTCCAACTTGTAAGATATTGGATTATCAAAAATTTATTTTTGATAAAAAGAAAAAGAAAAAAGAGATTGAAAAAAACAATAAAAAAAATCAACAAGATATTAAAGAATTGAGATTTGGTCCAAATACGGATTCACATGATTTTGATTTTAAAAAAAGACATGCTGAAAAATTCCTTAAAAATGGAGATAAAATAAAAGCTTATGTCTTTTTTAAAGGTAGGGAAATGGCATATAAAGAAAAAGGTGAAATATTATTACTGAATTTAATACAAGATTTACGAGATATTTCAAAGGTAGAATCATTACCAAAAATGGAAGGAAATAGAATGATTACATATCTATCACCTAAAAAATAATAAATAAAAATGAATGATATTAAACAATTTAAAGAAAAACAAATAAATGAATTTGTTTCAAATAATTTAAATTTTGATAATCCTGAAGATATTAATGTAACTCAAATTAAAATGGGATTAAGAAATTTATTGGGTGAAGAACCAGCAGTTAGATTTAATTATAAAGGTGATACCATAATTAATGAAGTTGAAGGAACAAAAAAACATATTAAAAAATTAGAAAGTATAAGTATAGTTTATACATATCAAGATCAAAATATGAATATGATTTTACCTGGTGAAGTTGTTTTCTTGGTCGATTAAAAATTAATATAAATAGATGTCAATTAAAACCAATTTAATTATAGATGGAAACTATATAATGAGTAAAGATGTTTTTATCTTAAAAAAAACAAGAACTATTGGACAAGATTTACCAGTGTTAATGAGAAGAGATTTTGAAAAAATATCAAAATCTTATTCTTTTGATAATATCTTTTTTGTATCTGATTTGGGTGCAAGTTGGAGAAAAAAAGAATATCCTGAATATAAAGGAAATAGAGTTAAAGATAATTCAATTGATTGGAATCAAGTTTACGCTGATTATGAAGAATTTAAACAAGAAATTGCATTAGATAATAAAGTCAAAATGATTCAATACAATTCACTAGAAGGGGATGATATAATTGGTTATATAACCACCGAATCAAATAAAAAAGGATTTTCTAATATTATAATTTCATCAGATTCAGATTTAAAACAACTTCTAAAATTTAATACTGAAAAAAATTATATCAATTTGATGTGGAATTATAAATATAATGATGAAAGAATTTATCTTCCTCGTAGTTATAAAATGTTTATAAAACATCTAAATAATTCAATATCAGAAGCAAGTATATTTGATATGAACTATGATTCTGAATTTTTATCCTTTGTTGAAAAATTAATAGATAGATGTAAAATAACTGAATCTTACCACGAAGAAGAATTATTTAAAAAAATACTACAAGGGGATAAAAAAGATAATATCTTTTCTGTTATTAAATTAAAAGATAAAGAAATAAATGATAGTGGTATAGGTATTGGAAAAGCGGGAGCTGAAAAATGTTATGAACTCTATAAAGACACTTATAATGATGATAAAATAGATTTTAAAAGTGAAGAATTTGTAAACCAAGCGTCAGATATTGCAGCTTTCTATAAAAAAGTAAGTAAAAGAGAAGATATAAAAGATGTAATAAAAGAAAATATTAAACAAAATTATAAATTACTTGAATTGGATAGCAGTCAATTATCTATTGATTTAAAAAAATATCTCCAAAAATCAATATCCTTTTGATGTTATATAAAGAAAAATATGTAAGATAAAACATGGAAAATAGAAAATCTATTTATTTAGATATCCTAGAAGAACCAGAAGGATTTTTACCATTTGCAACTAAGATTGCATCAAGAACTATTGGATTAGATTTAATTCAAGTTACTCCAATGGAATCACCTAAAATAAATTTAACATATATTGATTATAAACATAATGATAAAAAAATAGCCAGAAATTTTAAAAATATCTGGCTAAAACTAAAAAACAAACTTATTTCATTATGGAAAGGTTGTTCCAGGATATATCGTAAATCCACTACTTGGATAATCAAGATAATCAACAATTAAATCTTTGGTTTCTATTGTTGTATTATGTCTTGAATTATCCACACTAAATTCTAATTCATATAAACCATCTTCAGTTATACCAGTCAAACCTGTGGTAGATCCAGAAATAATATTTAATGTTACAGCAGATACATCAATTATACCATCAATTGTATCTGTTACACTTGAAACTAAATAATCAATTAAATATATATCTGTTAATACACTTGTTCCACTTACTGTTGTTGAACCTGTATATGTATTAAAATTAATTTCGGCATATGAATCATCCACAATAATATTTTTAGTATATAAAATATTATTATAAAATCCAGAATAATTTTGAACTTTATATTGAACTGTGTATGTTCCTTCTGTATTATAATCACTTGGAGACATACCATCAATTTCAACATTATCTAAACTTACTGTTGTATCATAATCTGTATTGGTTATACCAGAAATAGTTTCATCAATTAAAGTCAATTCATTATATGTTGGTGGAATCATGAATGTATTTCCTGTGTATGGTAAATTAAATAATAGTTCTGGTAATATGTATGTATTTGTATATACTTTTAAATTTTTAGTATCTGTAAAACATAATGATGCACTATTACAAATATTAAATGTAATTTCATAATCTCCAACTAATGTAATACCAGAATCAGTTAATCCACTACTAGAACCAGATAATTGTTGAATACTTACAGTTACCGCACTCTTTGCAATATCATCAACATAATCTTCCACACAATCAATATAGTAGTTTCTAATATCATTTTCATCAATTATATTTTGATTATATGTGTCTTTATAATAAAATGGATCATTTATATACATTGTATTATTAATAGATGTTGGTAAATAAGTTATCACAGGTGGTGAAGAATACATACTAACAACCTTTGTTTCTGTTGTTTGATTATTTGCTATATCTGATATAGTGAATGTCACATCATAATTTCCAAAATCTTCAATTTGTTCAAATATTCTTATTGATCCTTGTTTTTTAATAGTGACTTCTGTATCATAAATGCTTATTTCACCATCTCTATTATCATTAATCTCTTTAATAAAATACTCTTGTAATTCAGTTTTGGTAACTGTTGTACCAGAAAATACTGATATAGGACTTGAATAAAATGTTATTATCGGAGCTTCATTGTCTATACTTGGATAGTCTGATGTTAAATATCTGTTCATACTATCTTCAGTTACCCACATTATTCTACTGTGTGCTTGTTGTGCATGAAATTCACTAACAAATTCTAATATAATATTTTCATCATTGCTTGTATCGATTGTTAATGTTTCACAATCTACACCAATATTACTTATAGATGAATATGGTAAAGATATTATTAAATCATTTTGATCATTGTATATTTCAATTTGTGTTGATCCTGTTGAAGATGGAGAAAAATTAATTTGATCAGATAATACAGAAGAATAATATAGACCATTAAATTTATTTAATGTTGGTACAAGTTTAGAACTAATCATATTTTCTTTAACATTTGCAACTAAGATATGCAATTCTGCAATATATTCACCAGGATTATAAACATATAACTGCGGTATTCTATGTGCATCATTTCCAGTTAATACTAATAAATCAGTAAATGTTCTTTTAGTATCAGTATCGTCCTCATAATAAAATTCGATATATTTATCAGGGATAACTTCTCTTGAAGCAGAAACTTGCAATTTTGAACCATAAACTACTCTAATTGCTATGAAAGTTACATTTGTTCCCAAATGTCCATACATTATTGGTAAAGCATTTTCACCTGGTCTCAATTCCATCACACTTGTAAATTGTGAATCATATGGGATTTGTAAACCTTCTAAATGCCATCTTCCAACTAATCTTGGACCATCTACTGCAATTAAACTACATTCATATGGTTTTATAACCTTTTTTACAGGTTTCAATAAATCATTAGGTTTTATTTCACTCATCTTTATTAATTAACTTTCAATTATATATAAAAATTATTTTCCAATAATCTAAAATATATTTTTCAAATTGGATTTATTTATATATAAATAAAAATAAAGATTTTTTATGTCAGAATGTCCAAGAAACAATTTAAAATTTATTTTAAATAAAAGATATGATCAAACCTTTACAATGAAATGGTTTGCTAATACACCAGATAAATTATCATCAATTCAACCAAATAATGTTAGAAGATATACCACAGGAGTATTAAAAGGAATATCTAAAATAACAGATTTTTCTGATAGTGTTGATGGTGAAAATAATCAACAATTTTTAAAAAGATTTTTTAGATATAAAAGTGGAAATTCTTGGACTTCACAAAAACCAATTGAAGAAATATCTACAGTTGAAGTTGATTATAGATTGGAATTTGAATTGGAAATAATATATTACTATGCTTATAATGTTGATCCTACTAAATATTCATTGAGTAATATTTTTATAAATAGTATATTAGTTAATGGTGAATATAGTTTAAGTGTTGTTGATGCAGAAGCATTACTTGATGCAAATAATACCGAAGTAATTCTTAAACCAAAAGATATATATAAAGTTTTTAGATTAGATGGTTTTGAAATCACTAAACAAGATACTGGAAATGTAGATTATAAAATATTTTACAGATTTACCCAAAATGGTGGAAGAACATACACACCATTTGAACCACTAACAGAAGATAATATTAAAACCTTAAAGTTAGATGAAATGAGATTTGCGGAAGTAGAATATCTTATCCAATTTAAAAGTAGCGGAGGTGCATTAATGATATATGATATTATGTTATTGGGTGATTTCCAAAATATTACAGCAAATTATATTAAAACAAATAGATATGGAATTAAAGAAGAATGTATAAGTTATTTATTGAATAATGGTGCGTGTGTTAGCATTGGACCAAGTGGGAATGGTGGAAATGGTGATGGTTGGACAAATTCAGATTCAAGTATGGCTTATGATGATAATGATTATACAGGATTAAATCTTTATGGTGTAGAGACACAAGGTTTATCTTGTTATAATGCAATCAATGATTTAACTTATAATCAAGATGGACAAGGTGTTGGTGAAATGTGGGGTGTTGGTGGATATGGTGGTGATTCTTCTGGATTAATTGGTGTAGGTAGTTGTGACACAGCAGATTATTGGAATCCATATAAAATAAAAGATATTACAGGATTTTATAATATGTTGGCTACACAAATGAATGGTATTTTTGGATGGAAAGTTAATTACTTTATAACTGATCCTGATGGTAATGGTGTAGATAGATATATGCATGAATATCAATTAAAACATGTTGAAAAGGTTGCACCAATTAAAATTATTGTACCTAAAAATAATTTTCCAGATGAAACTATTGCACTTAACTATTTTAACTTGGATTTATTTGATACATTTGAAATAAATATCCTAAAAGATGAATTTAAAAGAGCATTTGGTATAGAAAAAAGACCATCACAAGATGATATTATTCACATTTGTGTTACAAATAAATTATATTATATAAAACACACACAAGCATATAAAGATATTATGAATACATCTATACATTATAAAATCATATTAGAAAAATATGAGAAAAGAGCAGATATTAATGTTAGAGATGAAGAATCAAAAAATATTTTAGATAGTTTACAAAAAAACACAGATTTAGAAGATTTGTTGGGTGTTGAAAAAAGACAAGAAGAAAAAAAGGTTGCAAATAAAGAACAAACTTTTTCTCTTGCATATGATACACTAAGACAAAAAATATATAAAAATGTAGATATTATTAATGAAACAATATATAATGATTCTATATTAATATCCAAAAACCATTATGATTTAAGTAAAGTAGATAAGAAACCAGCAATAGATTATAATTCAGTTGATTTAAAATTAACTAAAGGAGAAAATAGATCTTTCATAGAATGGTTCAATTTTAAATCATCATATGATGAAAATAAGCGTTTATCTAAAGATACATTTAAAGGATATCAAATAGATGATTCGAGATCATATTTATTATTAAATAATTTTGATGAAGATAATAATTTAGGTTATAGAATTTTTGCTGAAAAAGGATTTGTATTCTTACAATTAAATGATAAAACATATGAATTTCCAGTGGATTTGAATACAGATATATGGTATGGACTACTTATAAATTTAAACCAAAGACAAGAAAAATTAGAATTTAAATTGTACAAAAGAAATACAGACATAGGTGTTATAATGTTTAATAATGAAACATATGAAAAGAAAGAACTTATAACATATACTGATATTGATGAAGCATATGATCCAGATAATACAGGATATACATATATTGATGCATTATCAGATGGATTCTTAGCAGTTAAAAATTATGAAACTAATTTATATGGTAAATTGGATTCAAGTAAAGATAAATTATCAGAAATTGCTACATTATCTATTGATATAGAACCAACAGAATTTGAACACAATGAACATATTAAAATTGAAGGTTCACCTATCAAAATTACAAATATTAGAATATTAAGCGATATTGTACCAGAAAATAAAGAAAGTAATATTCTTTCTCAATATATATTTGGTGAAGAACAACATCTTATAATGGCTGATAATTGTAATAGAGAAATCAAAGCAATTAAGCATTATCATAGAAGATTTGATTAATCCTTAATCATCTATTGAATTTACCTTAAATAATTTATGAATTTTACTTGATTGTATATAAGTTATTTTCTTTTGATTTCCTGAAATATTTTTCATTATTTCAATTGTCTCCAATTTATCTACTTCTTTAACTTTCTTATTTATATATTGTGTAACATCATTTATTGCAGATTTAAAAGCATCATCTTGGGTATAATTTTCTGGGAAATTATTTTTAAATGAAATACATTCTTTTAATATAGTTGATTTATTTATTAATACATGTTTAGATTCATCAACTTTTTGAATGGTCGATTTAATCTGAATTACTTCATTTATAATTTCTTTAAATCTATGAATTAAATTATCAGTTTCAACTACTTTTAATAGTCCTATTACATATGCATCATTTTCGCTTAATGAAAATGGTTCATTATTTTCAACAATTTTAACAATTTCTTCATTTGATTTATCATTTAAAATAAATCTTTTATAATTATTCCAAAGACATCTCTTTATTATATCTTCTGGTGTTAAAGTTAATATCATAATTATCTATATTATTTTTATTTTTATATTTTATAATAATAAAAAGTTTAAATTTTACTAATTATATTAATTATTTAAAAATAACATTTTTAATTAAATATTTCTACTAATTTATTAATTATTGAATCAAATTCATCATCATCATCATAAAATACATCATATGTTTCCGTTGCTTCTTTAAATGATTTTGTAATGGCACTTTTTTCACCATTAAACCAAGCACCACTTATATTATAACCAACAAAACCATCAAAAAAATGACATATATCAATATCATCATCTAATGATTTAAAAAATAAATCGACTTTTTTATAAATATTTAAACAATTTTTAAAAATAGGAATTAAATAATATGAATTAACATCAATTTCTTCTTCAATTTCATCTAAAGTATCATTAATATTTTCTTCATCATTAAAATAATCAATATTACCATTATCTCTATATTCATTATTTATAATATTAAATATTGTGTTTTCTATATAATATACTGGTATGTGATCATCTTTATAAATACCTGTTAGAATTTCTTTATCAGTTTTTGATAAATTTTCAATACCATTTTTGTTTATTTTATCTAAAATAAAATCAATTTCAATTTCATTATTATTATTAAAGTTTTCAAAAGTTTTTAAAATTTTCATGTTTTATATTATTTATATATATATATATATAAAATTTTCTAACGTCTTTTTTCAATTTCACCAAAATAATTATCATATCTTGAATAATCATTCTTAGATAATGCATGTTCATTTAAAAATTTAGTAATATTTGTAAATATTTTTTTATTCATAATGATTTAATTTATTAAAAAAATGGATTGTCTGATAATGAATCAAATTTATTTTCTATATTTTCACACAATAAAATAAAATTCTTTACTTCTTCTTCATCTAAGAAGAACCATTCACCATAATAGTGTTTACTTTTAAATTTATTATGAAGATGTGTTTCAACTTTTCTTTTATGTTTAGTCTTAAATTGATACACTAATATCGCATCTGGATTGGATGTTTTGTGTGCTTTTGAACGCTGTTCAATATTTTTAGTATATCCTATTTTATAAATTAATTTATTTTCATCAGTTACACTTTCAAGTAAATAAATATAAGACATTAAATTAATTTTAATTTTAATCTTATATATTTATTTACTCTGGTTTACTTTATTTATATTTTTGTTTTCTTTCTATAAAATCAAAATTAAATACTCTTTCTATAAAACACCTATTTTTTAATAGGTTATATTCATTTTTCTTTCTTTTATTTTCATCAACTAATGAATCATTAATATTAACTTGTTTTTCTACTATTTCTTCTAAATTTTTATTTTCTAAATATTTATTTTCTATATTTTGATTTAAAATTTTTATAGTATTAACTAGTTCTTCATTTTTTTCTCTAAGTTCACTATTAACTTTGATTAAATCTCTTATAATATCTTTTTCCTTACTTTTAAATTCATATCTATCCTCTTTATCTTTATCTTTAACTATAACCAAAACATCTTCAGCACTAGATTCTATAAAAGCGAGTTTATTTTCTAATTCATTTATCCTTTTAGTCAATAAAACATTTTCTTTTCTATAATCATCTCTTATAGTAAACATTTTATTATATTCTTCTTCTGAAATAGTATATGTTTTTTGCATTTCTTTTTTTTATTTTTTAGAGCTAAAAACTCAACTATTTTAGATAATAATTTATGATTTGTTTATTTTTTATTTTAAAGATTTAAAATAATTATGAATATCTTGCATATCTTGTGAACATCTTGATAATTTATCTTCAATCCAGTCAGGTAATGCATCAGTTTCTCTATTTATGATTTCATCTAAATATTGTGCAGATTGTTTAATAGAAGTTATGTTACCTTGTGCCATGTAATCCTTGTCATGTTTATCTTCAAACTTATAATCTTCAAATTTTTTTAATTTCATTTTTTTTAATTATATTTATAGGTATATATAAAAAATAAAAATAAATGGAAATAAAATATAATAACTTATCGTTTCTTATTCTAACTATTTTAGATATAATCAATAATCCTAAAAAATTGGAAGAATTAAATGAATATGACTATGTTTTAATAGATAAAAATAAATCAGTAAGCATTATAAGACAACCATTAAAAAAATATCCAAATGATTTGATTGATAATGTTATATTGATTTATAGGAGACAAAGAAAGATAAAGAAAATTAAATATTAATGTTTTCTTTTATATAATCTTCTAAATTTTTTTCAGCCTTCCAATTTATCATAGTTTCAGTTAATAATGTATTAGCTACAGTTTTATGTGCTTCTCCTTTTCTAATAGGTATATGTTTAATTTTATCATAATTAAAAAAAGAGGATAACTCATTTATTGTTATTGGATTACCTTTACCTAATTGAATTATTTCACCATTCATCTTAGAATTTTGAACACTTTTCACCAAACCAGATACAATATCATATACATGTGTAAAATCTCTACTTTGGTTTCCATCTCCTACAATAGTAATATGTTCATTGTTGTTATATTGTCTTATAAATTTTCCTATAACTGTAGCATATTCTCCTTCTTTTGGTTCTCTTGGTCCATATACATTAAAAAATCTACATACCGCTGCATCTATGTTATAACATTTTATATACATTTTAATGGATTCTTCACCACCCCATTTTGCGAAAGTATATGGTGTTTGATGATGTCCATTATAAGCAGAACTCGTACCAGCATAAATCAATTTAGATTTATTTTTTCTACAATATTCACATACTACTGATGTTCCATATAAATTATTTTTTATTGTTTCTAATGGATTTTCAAATGAAGGTTGGATTCTTGCAAATGCACCTAAATGAAATATCCAATCAAATTTTAATTCTGTATTTAATAAAAATTTTGAAAAATCTTCATAATAATATTCTTTAACTTTAATATTCTTATATTCTATAGATGATGAATTGGAAGATAAATTATCCACAACATAAACATTACCTATTTTATTATCTATTAAATAATCTACTAAATTGCTTCCTACAAAACCTAATCCACCAGTAACTAATATATTCATTCTATTTTTTTATTCTATTTTTATATAATTCTTCAAATTGGTGAAATGGTAATTGATCTATATAATCCATTTCAAAACCATTTGAAATTAAAACATTTTTCATTTCCATGATTTTTTGACTATCATATTGTTTTGGAATATAGTATTTCTCTATTTTTGTTGTAATTAATCTTTCTTCTTCCATAATTGTTTTTATTTTTATATATTTTTACATAACCAACCATATGAAGAATTTCTTTTTATTTTATTAATTTTTCTTTTCCTATCATATAATGTAAAACTAAAAGATTGGTTTAATGAATAAATATGTTCAGAATCTAATTCAAAATTGACTGTATTTTCACAGTTTATATTTATTGAAATAGGAACATTAAAATAATTATTTAAAGTTTCATCACATCTATATTTAATCTTCGACATGGTTTCAGTATTATTTACATTACCTATAAATTTTTCAAATTCATTAGTTAAAATGAACTGAATCAATTGCATATAAGTAAATTCATCACCTAAATTTTCGATTATAAAATCTTTATTTTCATATAAAGTTTCTATGTTTACTATTTCTTCTTCCATCTTTTTAAAATATTTATTTTCCTTTTTCTTGATTCAATCAATTCTTTTTGTTTCTGTTCTTCTTTAATGTCTTTTAATAAATCATCAAATTCAATATTTGTTGTCATAAAATTTCCATTACCCTTTCTTGATTGTTCTGCAATATATTTAGAAGCAGACATTATCTTTTCTATTAATTCATTTACCATTTTTAATTTTTTCTATTTTCCTTTTCCTTGATTCAATGATAGATATTAAATACTTATCGAATTCTTCCATATCTTGAAAAAATGTTATAAGTTCATGCTTTTTATTTTCATTTTTAAAAACAATCTTTACATCTTTATCAGAAATTGTAGTTGAAAATACAAAATATGTTTCTCCTACTTTTAAATCTTTATCTTTTTTAATGCAATGGTATTCTTCACAATCTAAAGCATCATCTGTTAATGTTTTTAATAATTCTGTTTCTAACATATGAACAATATCACCATTAATGTGGGTTTCAAAATCTGAAACTTGTTCTCTTGTTATATTACATTTTATTGGTTTTGTCCAACCACCATCAACTTTAATGCTTTTTATTTTCATTCTATTTTTAATTTATAAATTCCACTATTATAATAGTAGTGTTTTTTATTATTATATATTCTACAATATCTTTTGATATTAAATTCATAATTTTTATAACTATATTTATCAATAGAATCATAATCATTGTTTATAAATAATGGTCTATTAATTAAATCTTTAAACATTTTTACAGAATCAATATTATATCCAATTTTATTTTCAATTAAACAAAAATCATCATTCTCTAATAATAATGATATAATATCATCATTATATTTAATACCAAATGATTTTTTATTATTTAATTTAAAATCCAATTCTAATGAATTATCATCAATAAATCTATTTATAAAATCTTTATCATCTATTTTTAAAATATCATAATCTTCTATAATCTCTTTTTTAGATAAATATGAACTTATTTTAAACTTTACTATGTTCGATCTATATTTCCAATCATCTTCCCATATGTGAAATAATTTATATCCTTTATCCATGCACATTTTAGATTTATTATAATGATAATTTTTTTCTCTTAAACTATGCCAATAAACACCATTATATTCAAAGCCTACTTTATATTCGTCTAAAAGAATATCAATATGGTATGGATAAATTAATTTCTTTTCTGTCTTTATGATATTTTTATTAGATAATTCTTTTAAATATTCCATTAACTGTATCTCACCATCAGATATAAAAAAATTTCCAATTGGATTACATATTGTACAAATTGTTACATTATGTTGAATCCTTGTTTTAAGTAAATCTTTAGTAATATCAAAAATGTGATTTTTACTACACTCAATTACATAACTATCTTTTTTATTTCTTAAAATTTTAATGTTATATTTATTATAATAATCTTTAGATTTATTAAATTTAGTTAATAAAGATTTTTTATGTTGTTCATCTTTTATTTCTTTTACCTTAGTTATACAATCAACACCATATCTTTCAATACAAGTAGATTTTATTTTATTCCTTATTAATGGAGATTTTAAATGTTCATCTACACCATATTTATTGATATTTGTTAATTTTCTTTTTTCTAAATTAATATAATTTGGATCACTATATTTTTCTATTTTTGTTTGCTTACTCTTGGATTTAATCGATTCTAATTGAAATATATTATCGACTCCATATTTTTCATTCAATCTTCTTTTACATTTATCATTAGCACATTTTTTAGAACAGCAATATTCTTCAGTGAAATTATTTGTGTTTTCTAAATATAAATAATATTTAATTTCTTTTTCTTTTCCACACACATCACATTTTACTTTAATCTTAACCTTACTTGATTTAGATAAATCACTTATTTTTAATTTTATTTCATCGATGTTATTAGTGTTATATCCTAATTTTTCATATCTAAAATAATTATGTTTATTTATCTTTATTTTAACATAATCATCTAATATCATTTCTTCTTATTATTTCCTATTTTCAAAGATATTTTAACTTCATCTACTGGAAATTGTTGAGGTTTATAAATCTTATCCCTTCTATATTTATAGTGTTGATATAATGTATTTGTATATTTTTTATGGAATATGTCCACAATATCATATACATTAAGTATTAATTTTTCTTTATGTAATCTTAATCCTCTACCTATTGACTGTCTTATGATTTGATCAGATTTAAAGGAGTCAACAAAAACTATATTGGAAATTGCTTTTACGTTAATACCTGTTGAAAAAGTACCAAAACTAGTAATACCAACTTTCACTTTTCCACCAGTTTTTTCTAATTCTTTTTTAATGAATTCTCTTTTTTCACTTTTAACTCCACCATCAACATAATAAAAATCAACATCTGCAATATTATCCCTACAAAAATCATATAAAGCTTTACCATATTCAACAGAATGAAATAATACTAAAGAATTACTCTTAAATTTATTTTCTATTAATTTTTTAATAAAATATTTTCTCTTTTCAGAATTATGAATATATTCTTTTTCTAATTCAAATCCTCTTTTACCACCACCTCTTTTCTTTAAAGCATATATATTTTTTGCAAATTCATGATCATCATAATTTAATAACAATGAAGTAATATTAACTTGACTAATTATTCCTTTGTCTTGTAATTTTTTTGCACCTATCGTAAATAAATTTGGACCCATTAATGATTCAATAGTTAATCTTTCATTACTGAACTTTTCTGGGAATGTACCAGAAACACCAATTCTATATGTTGTTGTTTTCATCATCTTATTTAGAATAGTGTTGATAGAAGCACTTTTTGCCCGATGTGCCTCATCAGTTGCAACAAACTGGAATTGATGAAAAAATTTGGTAGGCAATTTTTCCAATGACTGATAAGTACCGATAAATATATTTGGTTCTTCATCATCTCTAAGTTTTCTAGGTTTATCAGACATAATTTCAAGTAACTGAATATTTAATGGGTTTTTATTTTCTTTATTATATCCAATATTGTAGTCTAAAAAATCATCATACAGTTGAGTTACAAGCGATATATTAGGAACGACAAACAAAAATTTAGCTTCAGGATTTATATTTTTCAAAATATAGAAAACCATTGTAGCCAAAACCAAAGACTTACCACCAGCAGTTGCTATTTCAACCAGTCCTAACTTATATTTAAGTAACCTATAAATGGCATCAATTTGGTGATCATAAGGCATAAATTTACCACCTTTTTCTATTACATTTCCATCTTTATCTTTTTTATCAGCAAGTCTATGATTCTTATAAAATTCTTCACAAAATTTAACTACATCATCCTTTTTTAATTCATGATTTTTTGGAAATAAATCCTTGTTTTCTATTTTAAATTTATATCCATATTCTTCACAAACATCATATATAGATTTCCATAGACCAATATTCATTATACCGTTCTTGAAATAATCCATTTTTCCGTTCCAAATTCCCATTTTGAATCGAGGCATAAAGCGATAATTTTTAACATAAGGTGTAAATATATTTTTTAACTGATTATATTCTTCTGATGTTGAATCAGTTAATACTATTTTTGTTCTATCATCTGATATTCTTAATTTCACTTAAAACTTTATTTTTAATTATATATATATTTAATAAATAAAAAGTTTATAACAATTATAAGTTATGATAATTTCAAAACAAATTAAAATAAATGTAACAAATAGAACTAAAGGACACTATGAAAAATTAGGTTATCAAAGTAAAGATGGAACATTTGAAATTGATTATAAAGATTTACCCAAATCATCTGCAATCAAAATACATGTTAAATGTGATGTTTGTGGTTTTGAGAAAAAAATTCCATATTATAAATATCTTAAAAATATAGACAATGGTGGATATTATGCATGTTCTACCAAATGTGGTATAAATAAAATGAAAGAAACTAATATTAAAAAATATGGATGTGAATGTAGTTTAAATAATAATGAAGTTAATGAAAAAAGATTGCAAACTTGGAAAAGAAACTATGGTGTAGATAATCCCAATAAATCTGATATTATAAGAAATAAAATTGAAAAAACTAGTTTAGAAAAATATGGATTTAAGACATCATTATTAAATGATAATGTAAATAAAAAAATAAAAAATACTTTATTAAAAAACTATGGTGTAGATAATCCAAATAAATCCAAGATTATAAGAGATAAAATTGAAAATACTAACTTAAAAAAATATGGATATATAACACCACTATTAAATAATGATATAAAAGAAAAAACAAAAAAGACCAATTTAATTAAATATGGTCATGTTAATCCAAATTCATCTGAAATGATAAAAAAGAAAAAAGAAATAAAATATCGAGAAATAATGAAAGATAAATTGATTTTATTCTATGAAAAAATTAACATAACTATTATTGATATTGATTTTTCTTCAAAGAACTATTATATAAAATGTAGTAAATGTGGAAAAATATATAAAATTCCATTCTTACTATTACAAAATAGAAGGTATACCAATACAATATTGTGTACAATCTGTCATCCAATAAATAGTAGAAATAAGTCTGGTGTAGAACTACAATTACTAAATTTCATCAGAAAAAATTACGATGGAAAAATAATAGAAAATAGTAGAAAGATAATTAATCCTTATGAATTGGATAGTTATTTACCTGATTTAAACTTAGCATTTGAATTTAATGGTGTTTATTGGCATAATGAATTACATAAGGATATAAATTATCATAAGATGAAAAGTGATTTGTGTGAAGAAAAAGGAATTCAATTAATTCATATTTGGGAAGATGATTGGTTATATAAACAAGAAATTATCAAATCTATAATATTAGATAAATTAAATATATATTCAAATGAAATTGACATAGATAACTGCACAATTAAAGAAATTAATGATATAGAAATAGTTGAGGATTTTTTAAATGAAAATCATATTCAAGGATTTATAAATTCAGATATAAATATTGCTTTATATAGTGGCAGTGAAATGGTTTCATTAATGTCATTTACTGAAAATGATAATGAAATAGAAGTTGTTAGATTTTGCAATAAAATTGGATATAATATTTCAAAATCAATAGATAAATTATTTAGATATTTTTTGGATAATTATCCTTATAATAGTATTACCATTTATGTAGATAGAACATATAGTAATGGTAATGACTGGAATAATTTAGGATTTAAAAAGATTGATATAACTGATCCTATTTGTAGTTATGTTGATAAAAATATTAGGATAAATTCTATAGATTTATCAGAAAAAAATATACACAAAACATATAACTCTGGTTTATTATTATTAAAATTTTAACCCATCATTTCAGTTATATTATATAATTGAATTTTATTTTTAACAGACCAAATAATATGATCCACTGTTTTTCTTGACTCTGTAAAAAAATCTATTTGATTCTTATAAAGTTCAAGTTGAGCTTCAGCATAACACATATCAGATTCCATTAACATCTTTTTTTCTGTACTTGATGTTTTTCCACCAACTTGATATTTGGTTACATAATATTCCCAAACTTTCTTTTTTGTTTTTTTTATGCTAATAAGTAATTTATTTATATCATATGAATAATTTGCAATTAATTCATTAATTTCTTGTCTTTTGGAAGTCGATTCTGCTTGTAAATACATGGCTTTAGTTAATTCTCCTTTTATATCATTAGCCATTCTACTTATATCCCTATTCCAGTTTGATCTTTCTTCTCTTAATTCATCCTCTATTTTTTGTAATCTTTCATCCTTAGTTTCTTTTTTTTCCTCAGACATATAATTTTTTTTGTTTTTATATATAAAAAAATACTATAAATGTTTGATTCATATTGATTTTTTTTGTATATTTGTGTTATGAAAGGAATATTTTACATATTATTTATATTTACAATATCAGTAAATGGACAATCAAAGATTGATTCATTATTGTTGAATAAGATAAATCAATATAGAATATCTAAAAATTTAGATTCTCTTAATTGGTCTGACAAAATATATATTTCTTCACAACATAATTCTAATTATATGAAGGAAAATAGAAATGTTAGTCATTTTAATTCTGAATATAGAGATAGCTTAACTGGTGGATTATCTAAAGGAGAATGTGTAGCATATATTTCACGTATTAACACATATGCAGATAAAAGAGATAGTTTAAATATTAATAATGTTTGTAACACTATTGTTAATGGTTGGATTAATTCTCCTAAAGGACACAATAAAATTTTATTAAAAGATAATGTTAAATATGGTTCTGCGTCTATTTCAATTGATACCGTTGATTATTTTGATAAAAAAGATAAATATATGGGTCAATATTTTCATATATATTCAACATTTAATTGTTATTGATTTTTAGGACACTTTAAATTTTTAACATTCAAATCTTTATAATCTTCAGATTTTCCAATATTAGTCATGTCTGTTTTATTGGATGTTCTTTTTAATCTTTTCTTTATGGTATAATCATTGATTAATTCCAAATTATATTTGGTTTTTATTTCAAAATCATCATCTTTTTCTTCTGGATAGTACACATCTTGCTTTATATCCATAGCATAGAAATCCAATTTAACATATCTATCTTCTGGACTATTTTCATCACCTTGTTCATATAAAACATCTTTTAGAATTAAATCTGAATTTATCCCTTTTGATATTAAATAATTTTTAACCACATCAGATCTTAATTCAGATAAACCTCTATTATTTGGTTCATATCCAAGTCTTGAAATTTCATCTTTAAATGATTGTTTCAAAGGTTGTTTATCTGTTGAACTTTGGATTTCTATTTTTAATGGAATCAGACCCATTTCACTTATAGTGTCTAAAATTAAATCAATATCATTTTTCAGATTTTCATCTATTTTAAAACCACCTGGTGTGAAAGATTTATCAGAATCTATATCTAAATTTATTACTTTTATTTCAGAATTTGGCTTTTCTTCTGCAACTTTATTAAATATTGTATCAACTTCTATGGATGTTAATTTCCAACCATTTTTTATCATAGTTTCTGCTTTTTCTTTATTATAAGTGCTTCTTTTAATTATTTGTTGTTTGGTTTCTTTTCCTGATGCAGTTAATGTAGATAAAAATAAAGCAGCACCTATTATATTTTCTTTAATTCCTTCATTTATAAAATCATTATATGATTTAAGATTTTCCATAATGTTTTTTATTTTTATATATTTATTAAATTTTTTCAAAAAATAAATCAAAATAATAATCGAAGTTATTTGTTTCAGATGGTTTTACTTGATTATATTTTATTTTAAGATTGTTAATATTTTGTGAATCTTGTTCAGTGGTATAATTTACTATTAAATTGGATGATTTTTTAACCAATGTATTAAAATTAACATCAAACTGTAGTTTATTGCTTGATCTAACATTTTGACTTTCTTCAATATTATTATATTTTACATATAAGTCAATATTTTTATATCTATATCTATCTAAAATATTTTCATCAATATAATTCTTTATAGATTGGTTTATATTTTTATTTAATATATTTTCTTGTGATATTCCTTTAAAAGTTCTTATTTCTTTTATTTTATAAAAAAGATAATTCCTTATAATAGTTCTCATATCTATATCAAGATTCCACAATGTATTTTTTTGTTTTTGTATATTTGATTGTGGTGGCATATATATTCTATGGTTATCTATTTTCAATTGATTTAAATTTGGTGTAGAATAACTTTCTCTTACTTGTGATTCGCTTTCATAATACTGAAAACCATTACTCATTTCACTATATTGGATTGTTGTATCATCAATAATTATCATATCTTCAATTTCCATCATTTTTGAACCAAAAAACCATCTAAATTCTTTCATTTCAAATGTTCCATTAACACTTTGGGTTTCATATTGTCTTAATATTAAATTCTCTTTCATTCTTAATAATTAAATTTTATGTTATTTGTTGTTCTAATGAAGAAATCATTATCCCATGATGATTTAAATATAAATTTAGAAGATACACTATATCCATATTCATCTATCATTGGGTAATAACTTTTTGAATTATCTTTATCTGCTAATTTTAATACTGAACCATTTTCATTTATTTTAGAATATACTATTTCATCAATTGTACCAAAATTAGTATAAGTATCATCAAATCTATAATTTTCTTGATATACCGTTCTTGAATTTACTGAACAATCACATTTATAATCTACTTTATTAAATGTTTGTATTTTCTTGAAAATTGGTTCATATTCACCACCATATCTATAAATATCTGCTTTTAATGTTTTATCATCTTTTTCTTTTCTAACTACTGATAAAGGATAATCTATCACATTACCTTCTACATTATATACATCATATGATGGTCCTTTTAAAGGAATTATATTATATGGATTCTTATATAAATTTATTTTTTCTGGATTTTTTACTTTTAATATAAATGGTGATACAGTAGTTCCACTCATTTCATATTTTGTGTATCCATTAGAATTAACATAATAATAATTTAAACTATCAAAACCAATTTTTTCAACAATATCATTTAATGTTTTTGCATAATTAATAGCTACTAATCTTGATGGATTGTAAACATATTGTTCACTAAAACCAGATACATACATACTTTGATCTTCAATAGTATTTCCATAATATAGTCCATGATTAAATCCAAAACTATCAGTATTGTTTAAATTCTTTAATTCTGATTTTATCAATACCGGTGAATTGACTATAACTAAACAATTTTTATATTCTTCATTTAAAAATACATTTATAGATACTTTACTATTATCTATCACTTCATCCCAATCATATATACTACCATTAAATAATTCACCATCTTGCATATATAGTAAACTATTATTTTTCCAAGATTTCCAATTGGATATAAAATCATCTTCATCCCAATCAATTAGATTAATAAAGGTTTCACTAGTACCAGCACTTAATTCATAAAATTGTGAAATTTCATCTCTATTTTCATCATAATAACTTGATCCAGAAAAGAATACATATTCATTTAAGGTATCTGTATTTGAAAATCCATTACTATAATCAGTGGATATTGGATTAGTTGTGGTTCCAGTTAATAAAGAACTTTTGTAAAATAGTTTTCCTGATTTTTTCAAATATAATATTTCATCTTCTTTCTTTTCATTAGAAAATATTAGACTAACTCTTATACTTGGTTCTTGATAATATGTTAAACCAGAATAATTACTATCTTCCATTACAATTCCATCATTAGATGCTTTATTATAACCTCTTATAAAAGGATTTAATTTATTCCCTTGGAAATCATATCCTTCTAAATATAATGGATTATACCATCTGTATGGCGTTATTATTATATTATCTATTTGATCCCCATTACTATCTTGATAATAATATGCAGGATTAAAAATAACAGAAAATTTATATCCATTAAAATTGGTTGTATTGTCTGTTAGTATATCTTTTATAGAATATGTATTTGTTGCTTTTTCATCATATACAATATCTTCAACATTTAATATTTCATATTTAATACCATTGAATAGTGTTGAAGAATTGGTAAATTGACCACCATTATTAAATAATGAAAATTTAGTTGTAGATTTAATATTTTCATCATTATTATCAATTCTTTGATTCATATAATTATCAAAGAAATAATTGAAATAGTCAAAATCATTAGATAAATATAATTCTAAATTAAATTTTCTGGAATCTTCATTAAATAAACTTGTTTCTATATTTGTGGCTTGGTTATAAAAATGATATTTTTCAATATCGCTTGTATTTCCACTTCTGGTTAATTCACCAACACGATAAAAATAATCCAAATTCTTTTTAGTTGAATCTGGTATTGTTTCAAATAATCCAGTAGTTCTATTATATTTTGATCCTATTTGATATGATACATTCAATTTATATGAATTATCTGAATGACTTATTGAATTTTGGAATCCCCATTTACAAGATGTTGGATTTTTAGACCAAATAGTTGTTGGTGTACCTGCATCATTAAGTTCCCAAAGTTCATTGTTTGCAATATATTCAGAAGATATATTCATGATTTTATATTGGTTAATACCACTTTTATATGTTCTCCAATCTTTAGGTACATTTTTGTCTTTTAAATCCTCTGTATATAATTTATGTTCATCTGACTGTGTATAAATATTATTTTGTCTATAATCAAACTCTGAATATTTTGTATCTATTCTATCAAAATCAAAGTCTTTGATATCACAAAATTTTAATCTTTTTACTGCAAATTTAATTGGACCTTCTGATGTAGATTTTGAAACATAATGTTCACTATCTCTATCTTGTATCCAATATTCTAAAATATCTGAATTTGAATTTATTGCATAATCCGTATTTAAATAATAATCAAATGCATTAAAACCAGTAGAATTTGAATTTATAGGTGTATTAAATATTTGAAATCCAGCATATCCACCAACTGCAATTTCACTATCACCTGGTTTAATAACTGATGTGAATAAATTTTCTTGGAGTGAATTTCCTGTTGTAGTATATTGTTGTGATATTATATTATCAAAATAATTTAAGTAATATATACCACCATCAGTTCCACCACTTAGGGTTAAGTATATTATACCATCTTCTATGTTTGTTTGAATTTTTTTAACTTGATTTGAACCAATATCAAATCCAGTAGTACTATTATAAACTTTTTCAAATGGTCCATTTTTTAACCAAAAACCATCATCAGTACCAACATAAAAAATATCATCTTTTATTAAAATATCATTTATTTCAGCATTTGGTAAAAATATATTAGATTCATAACTAAAATCTAAATATTGTTCTGGATTAAAAAATAAATATTTTCTTATCCTTTTTCCTTCTGCAATAAATAAATCTCCATCATCTATTGAAAATGAATTTATATTTGCATCACTAACAGTCTTAGTATATCCAGATGTTAAATTAGGATAATTTATCCACCAATCAATAGTTGATCCAGATGTGGCTACAACAATATTATCTTTAAAATATATTTTAGTTATATTATTTGAAGGTAAATTAGTATTTGATGTATTATATTTAACATTACCAAAATAATTTAATGTATTGAAATCTTTTATCCAAATACCATTTTCTGTACCTGCATATAGAATATTATTATCTAAATATAATGTATTTACTTTATTTGAAGGTAAATCTGAATTTGATGTATTTCCTTGCCACATAATTTCACCTTCCCAATTATATACAGTCAATCCACTATTATCAGCTACATATAAATATTTTAAATCACCAACCATATCATTTATAGGTGTATCTCCAGATAAAATAGTTCCTCCTGTATTATTTTCACCCACAATATAATTATCATCATATTTTAAAACATGATCTTTACCATCTACTTCTAATAGATATAAATCACCATATAGACCTTCTTTTTCATCATTTCTATTAATATAAGAATCTATATCTAAATTAGAATATCTACCTTTTAATTTAACATCATATGATATTCTTTCATTCTGTGAATATTCAATATCAATAATACCATCCTTATTAATATCATCAACACTTAAAGCTACATCAGATAATATCTTATATACATATTTATCATTTTCCAAAACTCTTATAACTTTATATAAATCAGTCTTAGCATAAATATAATATTCTAAGTTTTCATCATATTCTTCTTCAAATGGATATAATGGATTTTTAACATCATTTTCATCCACAAAAATATTATTTACAATAGTTATACCAGAAACTATATTTGGTGGATCATAACTCGTTAAATGCTTAATAGTGTCGATTTGTTCGATATAAAATCCATAATATCTATTTAATGAATATTTCTTTAACTTAAATGGATCTGCTGGTGTATCATCAAATAAAAATTTAAAATTAACAATATGTGGATATATTATTCCATTATTTTTAAATCCATTAGTCACATAATTTTCCAGTTTATAATGAGGTTGACTAACTGATAAAAAATCATATGTAAAAGATTTTTTTGATGAATAACATCCTTTTCTATAATCTACACCATACCAAGTTGAATTAGTCACTATATCAGCACTAAATTCAAAACTTTTATTTGGATATCTTTTATTATTTCTAAAGTTTTTATCAACCCAACTTCCCAATTTAGTGTCATTTGTTAAATCAAATGATTTTACAGCTTTCCATTTATCTATTATTTCACTTCTGAAATTATCTTTATTTAATCCATCAATATCATATCCAGTTTCTTTATTGAAAATTGCAGGGTCATCTACTCTTAAAATAACAAAGGATTCTGGTAAATTATTTGGTCTAATATATAATGGTGCATTATATTCAAATTCTTCATTATACCATTGATCTTCAATATTTTTTCCACCTGAAAAATAAATTGGATCATATTGATAATAATATCTATTATTTATAGAATCTGAATCTAAATTCATCTTTTCTCTCTTAGAAAATACTATATCTGGTGATAATTTATAGAAAAAATTAGACACTGCAAGATCATACATATCATCTTCAGTCATCATTTTATGCTTATATTCAGACCTATTTAACATTGGAATTGAATTATATGATTCTAAATACAAATCATAATCACTATCAACAACAACCTTAACATTACCAGTTAATGCTGGATTTGTTCTTAACAATTGGAAACTTTTATCATTTATCATTATTAATATTCAAATATTTTTATGAATTTATATATAAAATTATCATTACTCAAACATTTAATAAATTCACAACTATAAATAAAAGTCAAAAAATAATTAGATAATAATGAGTGTAATTGATTCATTAAAATCAAATAAAATAAAAATAGATATAAGTATCATAAATAAATTGAAAAATATGGTCAAAAATAATTTTGAAAAAATCAATGAATATTCAGATATTTTAGAATTATTTCCATTTCTAAAAGACGATATTTATAAAAGAATTAAAAAAGGAAGTTTATTTCAACCAGGTAGAATAGTAGAAACAGTTATTATTCAAACTATATCAGATTTTCTTAATTGTGAATATAAAAGTAATGGTATTTATGAAAATAATAATTGCATTCTAAAGCAAGATGGTGGTTCAGGTAAAACAGATTTATCCATAATAGATAAAATAAATAAAACTAAATATATTATTGAAATAAAAGAACCAATATCTTATGGTAAATCATGTGGATTTACATATGACGATAATGGAAAACCATTGACTTTTACATCAAAAAATATTAAATATAAGGAATATGTTAAATCATTATTTGAAAATGGTTCAATTTTAGAAAATTATAATATATTGGACAATATAGGACACAATAAAATATTTGAAATAGATCATATTATAACAAACAATTTTGATTATATCATAAGTTATGATGTAGATGGAATCTTAGATATAATGACATTTGAACAATATAAAGAAAAATTTGATTTTAAAATCGAAATTCGCAGTTGTGGTAGAAATAATCGAAAAGTTTTTACGAAAAATAAATTAGATTTAAATGGTGATTTAGTTATATTGAAAAAGGAAGATTTACATAACATTAAACAAAGAGGAGGTAAAACATCATCAAGATATAAATATTTAAAAAATAATACATCTTTTTCTTTTAAAAAGAAATATGTTAAAGAGAAAGATGATCAATTATATATACATATTAATAAAGTCAAACAACATGTTGGCGAGGTTTCAATACAACATTTTAAAAAGAAACATGATTAATAATATCTTTAATCATGCAATTTTATTAAATTTTCTGAAATAAATAGTGAATTTAGAGACATTACTAATTCTTTTGGATGTTTTATGTTTTCTTGTAATTTACCAGCATTTTTCTTGTACACTTTATTATTTAACTCACTTATTTTTATTTTTTCAATAATTTCATAATTATATTCAAAATTAATCCAAGGTAATGACAATAAAGTTCTTTTTGTTAATGATAAAGAACTATCACAAGTTCTCCACCACCAATACAAATATGAACTATTCAACATTATAAAAGCTTTATTATAAGAGTCTTCATCTTTCATAAAAATTTCTATTTGTCCAGATCTATCTAATTTTTTTGATGAAGCTGTTATAAAATATCTTGGTGAATTTGTTATATAAATAGGATAGTTGGATTTTTTCACTACATAGTTTGATAATTTATCATCATGTATCAAATGTTTTGTTTCTGGTATAGTCTTATAGAAAATTTCTGGTGTGAAAACACCATCTCCCAAATTACTATCTAAATTTTCTAACATTTCTTTTCTTTTCTTACTTTTCCATCTAATCTGACCAGTTGTCATCCTTTCATTAAATATATTATGTGCTATTATTATTGACACTCTAACATCAGCATCTTCAAATATATGTCCAGGTATATTATCAAAATGATATAAAGATATAGAATTGAAATTGAGTATATTCTCTCTTGTTTTTTTAAATTTTGAACCATTTGTAAAAGATATAGGATTTATACTTATAAATCCATTAGATATTTCAGAAGCTTTATTTAAAAAATAGCCATATATGTCACTCTCTTTATATTTAAAATATGGTGGATTCATAATTATATAATCACATTCAAATTCAAATTCTAAAAAATCTTCATTAAAACTTTTTGGTACAACTCCAAATTTTTCTTTAAAATTATTTAAAGCTATCTGTAATTGATAATTATCCTTATCATTTATAATTAATCGATTTTTTATAAAATCGATAGGATCTTTTTGTATAGAAGCTAAATTAATTGACAACACACCCAAACCACAACATGGATCCAACCAAATACCTTTACCATCATCAAAAATTTTTGTTTTTTTTGACATCAATTCTGATATATCATGTGGAGTATAAAAAACACCATTTATTTTCTTTTCTTCTTCTGTATATTTATTTTCAAAAACCATATTTTTATTTATATTTTATCTTATATATAAAAAATATAAATTTAGTTTTTTCACATTTTTCACATTTTTCACAAAAAACACATTCATTTTTAATATATAAAGATATATTAAAAAATAAATAAAAAGACTATGAAAAAAGAACAGAAAAGTAGAGATTTTTATACAATTGATGCTAAACTCTATGAAAAATTTTTAAATCACATAGAAGCAAACTCTTTAAATAAATCAAAATTAATAGAATCTCTTATAGAGGAATATATGGAAAAAAATGAAAATGTGGAAAATATTATTAACATCATAAGTTAGTGTAGGATTTGTTTGATAACAATTGTAAAATTTTATCATTTAAAAAAAATAATTCTTAGGAAATAAATATATATATTACAACGTTTTGGTGTATGAGTAGTATTGGATTTTTAGGATAAACTTTTAAATTAACAAAAACTTTAATATAATTGATTAAGTTAAAATCACAATTAACTCCAATATTACTTATACACTTTGTTGTGTGTAGGTTTTAATATTTTCTTATTTAACCGAATTCAAATATGTTGTTATTTTATCTTTTATTGTTTCATCATATTCACCAATAAATTTGAGAAAAAATTTACTCCAAAATATAGTAAATATAAATATAGAAGTTATGCTTATTGTCAACATAGAAAACCAATATAATACAATATTACTAAATATTGGTAATGTAATTTCTATTAATATGTTCTGAAAAGTGAAATTTGAATATAAATTAAGTTTTTTACTGCTTTTTAAGTATATTCCAATTGATAATATCAACCAGATAAACGACATCATCAAAGTAGTTAAAATTATTACAGAATAATCATTAATATATTCATAATTATTATTGAAATTAAATAAATTAACAAAATCCTGATTTAATGTTGAAAAATAACTATTCATTATTAAATTTTTTGAAAGTTGATATTACATAATTTGTTCCACCAGTATATGATAAATTATAGGGTATCTCAGTTTTAGTATCATTAAATTTTATTTTTGCGTATTTTAAACCTTCTTCAATTGTAAATGATTCATTAGATATGTTTTTAATCTTTGGTCTTTTTTCTAAAATTTCAATTTTTATACCATCATCAAAAATAAAAAATATATGAGTATCGCTTCCAATCATCCACAATCTATCCCGTTCATTTTTTATGAAAATTAAATGTTGATTTTTAGAGAAATTTTGATTAGAATCATCTTCTTTTATGAAATTTACTATTTCATCATACTTTAAAAAATCTTTAAATCCTAGTGTTCTTAAAAATTTCATATTTCTAATTTTTTCTATTAATTTTCCAAATTTACTAATTTTTTCATTCTTTTCAACATTGGTAGAATCTTTCTTTAAACTTACACACAACGATATATTATAAAACATCGTTTTAATGTGTTTTATAATTTTTTGTAATTTATTTTTCATAATTTTAATTCATTTTTTTATTCAACTTCTTTTATTAATTCAAAAAAACTTGGACTTATATTTTGTAGTGTATAAAATCCACTTTCTCTTAAATTTATATCACTATATAGATTATCTATATATTTACCATCTATTTTATAAATGCAATAACCACTTTTAGTTTCATTTTTAATATTTTCTCCGAAACTAATAGCAATATTTAAACTATCTGTTAAATATATCCTATCTGGATGATTTGATTTTTTATTACCAGTTTTTGGAATAAAACCTATTTTGGAAATTTTATCTTTAAATTTTATAGGTGATGTGTGATATAAGGTTTCAGGAACATTAACTTTTAAATCATATTTTGGCTCCAAATAAAAAGCAATTGGACTTGATTCATTATCATATTCTTTTGTCCAATTATTTCCATCAAAAGTAGCTAAAGATATGAAATAGCCTAGATTGGTTATTATTGGAAGATATTTTTCTATTTTTTGTGGAGGTTGATTTTCAATATAAATTTCACCATCATTTTCTATTTCAATATTTAATTCTGGAAATCTTTTTTTAAGAATATTAACAGATTTATCAATCGGATGTGTGAATATTAAACCTTCAGCAATAGCAAGATTTCCATATTTACTTCTTTTCAATATTTCATTATAAATATAATCATCCTTATCCGAATTTTCTATATCTTCAATATAATCACTATATTCTAATATAAATCTGAAGGTGTTGTTCATTAATTTTATCTTTTTAAATTATTCTTAGAAACAATATTATTTATATCACTTTTAATTTTTTGAATTTCTTCTCTATTTATTTTTATTTCTTCTCTATTCTTTTTAATTTCCTTAGTCAATTTTTGAAAATTGGAACTCAAATATTTCATTAAATCATTCATTTCTTCTTTATTTAATTTATTAATAGATTCGTTTATCTTATTTTCATCTAAGGTAATAAATATTTCATTTTCCATTATAATTATAGTTTTCTTTTATATATTTTTATTCATATATCCAAAAAAAAGTCGTTATGGGTTTATTCATAACGACTTTTTTACTGTATAGAGAATTACTGTTTCAACATATTTCTATCTCTCTAAAAGAAAATTTATTTAATTTTATTATATTTGCAAAAGAGAAGGATGATAGTTAAATAAAATCATACAAAATAATACAAAATAATACAAAATGTATTAAATGTATTAAAATGATCTTACTGTTTTTTCCTAATTCAATGATATGATGCTTCTTAGCAAATAAATCTTAAACAGATTTTACTGGGTCGTCCACAGAGCATATCTCCAAAGGCTTAAATTCGGGCAAACTCATCCCTATTTTTTCTTTAATTTCTTTATATAAACCGTCTTTGTCTTCAAGTAATATTCTATAACCTTCATATACAATATTTATGGCTGCATTTAAATCTCTATCATGATGTATACCACACTCAGGACAAGTCCATTCTCTGTCACTAAGTTTTAAATCTTTTTTCTTGTACTTACAGTTAGAACATTTTTTACTCGAAGCAAACCATCTATCAACTTTAATGACTATTCTTCCATTCCATTCTGCTTTATATTTTAAAATTTCCTGAAATCTATAAAAACTTGCTGCTTGAATAGCAGCAGATAGTTTATGGTTTTTAAGCATACCACTTACATTCAAATCTTCAATGACGATTACTTGGTTCTCG